GTGGGGGGGGGGGGGGGGGGGGGGGGTCAGCCCCGGGGGCACCCGGGCGGCATATGGACCGGCCCAGGACCGGCACTCGTTTATGCGTACGTACGGCGCGATTGCCGCGAATTTCACCCTATGGGGGCGGGGCGGGGGCCTGGATGCGTGATGAGAAGATAAAGGCGCACGTCGCGTGTGCCATGCGCCAAAAGCGGGGAAATATTTTTTTTTATTATTTTTTTCTTCACCACCTCTTGACGAGCGGCACACGGTGCCTAAACTAGGGGCATGGAGGTAGCACCCATGAACGTCATCACCCTCAAGGAACTTGGGCCTCATGCCCATGTGGTCTGCGTGAACGACCGCGAACTTCTCTTCAGCTACGAGACCCTGGTTGGAGTCGCTGTCGAAGGCTGTTGTGTATACCAGCGTTCGGGCATGGCTTCCAGCCGCACCACGGGCAAGCACATCTCAAAGTGGATCAATGGAGGCCCGAATATGGCCGTTGACGAGAACATGCTGAACGACATGGCGGTCGCTTCTGTTGACATGTGCAAGATCTATTTGGATCGGATCATCCGTTCCGCCCAGGAGAAGTAACTATGGAAATTCTTTCGCTCTGCACTTCAGCCGGTCTATGGGACAAGGCGTGGATGGAGGCCGGTCATACGGTCATCCCGGCCTGTGAGATCATGCCCCACAAGAGGGCGATCTACCGGGACTTCCTGGGCGTCATATACGACATCCACCTATTCGATGACCTGCATGATGTGGTGGCATGGTCGAAGGGGAAATATTACGATGGCATCATCGGCGGCATCCCCTGCCAGTCCCGCTCCACTCTCCGGTCGATCCGCGCCCCGAAATTCGGGGATCTGTTGGCACCGGTCCTGGAGATTCTGGGGAACTGCACCTGGGGTTGGGCGATCTTCGAGAACGTTCGCGCCCTGGACATCCCCGGCTTCCATAAGATCAAGATGAATGCCATGAACTATGGCAAGCCTCACCAGAGCCGGGAACGGTGGTTCACCTACTCCGATGGCCTCACCCCGCCCAAGCCACTCTATCCGGGCAACGTGGATGAACTCATGGCCTATCCGGTGGTGGCTGGCCGGATCTATGGCCCCAAGCAGGGAGCGGTCCTGCAAGGTTGGCCCGAATTCGCAGACCTGAAGTTTCCCTGCGCCCAACTGCAAGAGGCTCTGGCCGATGGAGTGCCCCGGGGGCTGGCTGATGCCTGGATCCGGTCGGCGGAGCGAAAATTTGCCGAAGACTATGCCACTTCCGAAGAAGCTGCCTACTACGATGAACTGAACCGTGGTTATGCCCAGGATCGCATATGAGATACCGCCTAGTGACCCGCCACTATTTCGTCTGCACCGACTGCAAGGGGTCGGGGCAAGTGACCAACACCGACCGCTGGACCGGCTGGCAGATCTGTGAACGTTGTAAGGGGTCCGGTGAGATCAAGGCCGACCGGACTATGATCGCCATCAAGCGGTACAAACAGAAGAACCCGGGTTATACCAAAAACTAAAATTCACCATGACCCTCCAGGAGACCTCATGACCCCCGACTATGCCATGAAACTTTTTTTGCAGGGGGAGACCCAGCCCCTGTTCCTGGCTATCACCCGCTTCGAGTGCCCTGTGCAAGCCGCGAAGTTCGTTGCCGAGTGCATCAGCATCGCGCTGTATGAGAATGGCCCAATGGAAGCCGATGCCCTGATCCGTTTCCTCCAGAGGTGACCCATGAACCATGATCTGAGATGTGTCTGCCGCGAGTGCCAGGAGATGAGGGTGAGGAACACCCTACAGCATATGCTGGAAGCTGAACTCGCCTTCGGGATGCTGCGAGGATACGAGGAACCCGTAATGGCCCAGGTCAGGGTCCCCGGATACGGCAAATTCCGCCTAGTTGCGCCTAACCCGAACTCCACCTGGACCGTTGAGGACCGGGACTTCCTGAAAAGTTTCAGGATCAAACTTTAGCCCTTGCCAATCGGCACAACAAACCTATATTAGGGAGAGAGGGATGACATGAAGACCACGCTGACCGAACCCTGGACGCAACTGGTAGCCAAGCACGGCACCATTGAGAACGTGATCAGGCTGTTAGGTGTTTCCCGTAGGACATTTTTTTCATGGGCCCATGGGGAGCGAGTCCCGGGCGCAGCGGGGAAGCGGCTACTGGATATTTTTTTTGAAGCACACGACCTGACCCCTCCAACCTGGGGGACCACCGCCACCCCCGCAGGGACCAACCCTGCCACTTCTACGGAGAGCTAGTATGCTCACCCATTCGGACAACATCGGGAATATCGCTAAGGCCATGGCTGCCGCTCAGTCGGAAGTCAAGAACGTGGTCAAGGACTCCGATAATCCGTTCTTCAAGAGCAGGTATGCCAATCTGGCTACCATCCTGAACACTGTCCGTCCCATCTACTCGAAGCATGGGGTAGCCATCACCCAGATCCCCCAGGGGCTGGACGCTGAGAACCGGATCACGGTCGAGACCCTGTTCCTGCATGAGTCGGGCGAGTGGATCCTTGGGTCCACCACGGTTCCCCTGGCCCCGGGCAAGGTCGATCCCCAGGTGATCGGCAGCGGCACCACCTACGCTTGCCGGTATGCCATGGCTGCCATGGGCCTTGTGGCTGCCCAGGACGAGTCTGACGATGACGGGGAAGCGGCCAGCGGTCGCCCCAGCACCGCCCAGGGGACGCAGAATACCGTTCCCGCCCCTCCCGTAGCCGACAAGCCGAAGAAGGTCGCCAAGGCCCCGGCAGACCTCAAGAACACATGGACTCCCGAAGAGACCGATGAGTTCAACGGGCTGATGACGGAGATCAAGGGTTACATGCACTCCATGAACCTGTTCGATGAGTACGAGGATCTGCTGACCAGTGCGACCAAGGCCATGGGCGAGTACGGCCCAGCCAAGATCCTGCCACACACCAAGGCGAAGCGTGATCAGGCCAAGAAGGACATGGAAGAGTTCGTGAGCCGGTGAGGTAGTCATGGGGCGCACAAGATGGTTCCTAAGTGAGGCATTGCACCACCCATGGACCTTCCTGTGCGTCCTGATGGTCTTCCTGGGTCTTCTCTACATTCTTTTTTCTTAGGTGGAACATGAAAATCAACGTCACGAACGCACTCCAGCTTCGTCAGCCCCCCCGACCAGGCAAAAATAACCCACATCAGATCGGGGCCAGTGAGATCGGTGGTTGCCCCAGGCTTCTGGTGCATCGTAGGGGCAACCCGGAGAACACCGACTCCTGGATCGGGAAGGCTGCCCGTGGTCATGTCCTGGAGCCTGAGTGCATCGCTCTGGCCGAAGTGATCCTGGGGAACCAGGGCTGGACGGTGGCCCGAACCCAGGGTGACAACTGCATCGAATATGTGGATGGACCGGTCACCGCGCACCCTGACTTCCTGGCCTATAAGAACGACCAGATGGTGGTCTGCGACATCAAGACCGCCACCCAGGGAGTCTTCCGGAAGATCCGGCAGGGCAAGGTTCCCAGCTATCACCAGGACCAGATCCTGGCCCAGATCGGGTCAGCCCGTGCCGAAGGGGAACCCTGCAACGAGGGGACCCTCTGGTACTTCCAGGCCGATGATCTCAGCGAGTGCGAGATGGTCACCATCCCCTGGGACGAGACCGCCTATGCCGCCCTTCGGCAGAAAGCGGTGGATGCCCAGACTGCCATCATCTTCGGGATGCTGGCCAAGGGTGAACTGGGGTACCAGTGTGACAAGTGCCCCATCAGGGATGGTTGCCCCACCTGGAAGCATGACCAGCCCAAAGAGCAGGGCGATTTCGTGGTCGAACTGCGGCTCAAGACCATCCTGGAGGAACTGCAAGAACTGGACTCCCCCAAGACGGACGAGGATCGTGCCAAGGACAAGCGCATCGAAACCCTGAAGGCTGAACTCAAGGATCTGCTGCCCAAGGAAGGCTTCGACACCGAGACCGCCAGCGTCAAGTGGAAGGACCGCGCCGGTTCCTTCGACTCTGTGAAATTTTCCCAGGACTACCCCGATCTTGCGGCACAATACCGGAAGTCGGCTTCCCGTTTCCCAAGCATCACCTGGAAGGTGTAACCATGGACCGCAGCAAACTCGAACAGATGGAAGACGAAGCCCTCGGCCCCATGATCCAGGTCTACCAGATGGGGGTGGAGACCCTGATGCTGGCTTACATGGCTGAATCTGGCCTTGGCCTGGACAAGATCGAACCCGTGACCACCCAGGAAGGTTTGGTCATCCGAACCTATATCCGCAAGAAGGGGGTGTGATATGGCTAGTCCGAGTGCCTACAAATGGAAGCGGCCACCCAATGGGCTGGGCTGGTGGCTTACGGGGTTCCGGGGCAAGAAACTGGCTCACCTTTGGCCTGGGCGTGACGGGAGAACCTATGCCTATGTTTTTTTGATGGATGGCAAGGTCATGGAACCCGCCCCAAGGGGTCCCTTCGAGACCGAAGAGATTGCCATGAACCGACTTGTTGATGAGATGATCCCACACTCCCAGGAGCAGAAATGACTGATGGTGCCAAGTTCAAATACATCACTGAGAACATCCGTAAGAACCGTACCTCGCTCGACAAGATGAATACGACCATCCTGGAACGAGTGGAGATGAAGAAGATGCAGATCGTTGAGGACTTCATCAAGAACGCAGGGTGCTTCCCCAGTGAAGCGGAACTGGTCATGGAGTCCACGCCCCATCCGGGCGGGAAGATGGCGGTCTCAATCTTCCTCAGAAAGAAAGGGGAGAATATCCACGTTGACATGCTTGAATAGGTTGCACGGTGTGCTATACGGACTTATCTTGTGTTAGACCGTCAATCACGATGGCCCTCTAGGAGAAAGAAATGAAAAAGGAAGCCGAGAAGAAGGGCAAGGAAGCCAAGCGCGAGTTTCTGAAGGAAGACAAGAAGGCCGACAAGAAGCTGGCTGAGAAGGTCGAGAAGAAGGTCGAGAAGCGGGAGAAGAAGGAAGAGAAGGGCAAGAAGGGCTGCAAGTAGGAGGCTCCCATGGCCGAGAAGAAGAACTGGATCAAGGGTGCCATCAAGCATCCCGGGGCGCTCCACGAAGAGTTGGGTGTCCCAAAGGGGAAGAATATCCCCGAGAAGAAGTTGAAGGCTGCCGAGAAGAAGGGTGGCGTTGAGGGGAAGAGGGCCAGGTTGGCCGAAACTCTCAAGAAGATGCACAAATGAGACCTCCGGTCCCGCAGGTTGCCCTGACCAACAGCCTTTCTGAGGTTGTTGGCAGGGCCAAACAGGAAGCCAGGGCGCATGTCCTGGAGGCTAGGCAGAGATCAGCAGAGGGGAACCCCGCGAAGGAAGACTATGATCCCAGGGTGTCTTCCTACTACGAGAATCTGAAGGAAACCAGCGAGAACCTAAGGAAAGCAAGGAAGCACCGGGACCGCTAACTAGGTTCAACTGCTATTCAAGGATCCGAACCACCAGAACCAATGGGGTCCTAATGTTTTTTACCCAAATAAACCATCTGATTTTGTCCATCCTCTGCCGGGAGGCAACCGTGAAAACCATCATCGCCGGGGGCCGAACCCTGACCGACTCCAAGCCAGTGGTTGAGGCCATCAGGGCTTCCGGCTTCATCATCACCGAAGTCATTTCCGGTGGCGCACCTGGGGCCGACCACTACGGCGAACTCTGGGCCGCGCTCTACGCTGTCCCGCTCCGGGTGTTTCCCGCCGACTGGAAGGCCCACGGAAAAGCCGCTGGCCCGATCCGCAACAGGCAGATGGCCCAAGAATCCGATGCCCTGATTGCCATCTGGGATGGCAGGAGCAAAGGCACCGCCAATATGATCCGAACCGCCCTATCGTTGGGCCTCCGGGTCTACGTCCACCACATCTAGCACCTGTCCATTCCGAGGAACCCATGAAACTCAAACTCTCCACGATCCTGCAATGCCTCAACGCCTGTAACGAGGCCACATGCTGGGCTGAGTCCCAGCCCGACCTCCAGACTGCATGGGCGAATTGCAAACGCCCCGACTGGATGCTCTGGCTGCTGACCCGGACCACACTGGGCCAGGACGACCCCCGGCTGCGCCTCATGGCCTGTGATTTTGCCGAGGCGGTGCTGCATCTCGTCCCTGCCGGGGAGGACCGACCCCGCCTCGCCATCGAGTGCGCCCGGAGGTTTGCCCGTGGCGAGGCCACCCGAGATGAGATGGACGCCGCATGGGACGCCGCAGGGGCCGCCGCAGGGGCCGCCGCAGGGGCCGCCGCAGGGGCCGCCGCAGGGGCCGCCGCATGGGCCGCCGCATGGGCCGCCGCATGGGCCGCCGCACGGGACGCCGCATGGGCCGCCGCACGGGCCGCCGCACGGGACGCCGCAGGGGCCGCCGCACGGGACGCCCAGTCCGACATCATCCGGGGCTATTTCCCCGAGTGCCCGACCATCAGACCCTCGCTGCTCCGCAAGGCTGCGTGATCCACTGTCCAGAAAGGGGAAGTATGACCACCCGAGTCCTGACCCAGCGCATGGCGAACAAGGACTACATCTGCGAGTCCTGCAAGCGCGTCACGAAATACAAGGACATGGCGCGGCTCCCCGATTCGGGCGGCTGGTCCACCCTCGCCTGTCCCCATTGCCACTGCACCGACCTGAAGAAGTTCAAGGTGAACCCGTGACCGCTGGGTATCTGCGCTGCCCGAACTACCGATGCGGCTGGATCGGGGTGGAGAACGAAACCCTTTCCGCCCCCGATCCCTTCGACCCCGGCGAAACGTTGATGGCTTGCCCTCTCTGCCATTCGATCAACGACCTGAGAACGTGCTGCGATGAACCGGAGTGCTTTGACTTCGACACCTGCGGCACCCCCACTCCCACTGGCTACCGGCGCACCTGCTCCAAGCATCGCCCCAAGTAGCACCTGTCCAGGAGCCACGATGCCCTGCTCCCCCATCCTCGACTTTTGCGGCAAGCGCCGGGTTGGTTTCATCTGTTGGTCCCCGGTCCACCACTTGGGCCGGGGCGTTTGGATGGAGTGGCACTCCTACCTGGGGCCGTCCTTCTACCACGACAAGGATTGCCAGAAGCCCATGCACGACTGGTATGAACGTCCTCAAGTGGTCGCCCTCTTTGAGAAGTGGCAGACCGCAAACCCCAACGCTTGATCTTGTCCAGAAAGGTGAACCTATGTCGTGGGCTGATGAAGAAAGCCACCGGAGACTGGAGAAGAAACTGATCTCTGGTCGAGTCGCCGGGACCATCACCGAAGCCGAGGAGGACGCCATATCCGAAGAAATGGCTGACTGCTGGTATCGCATGGATGCCCTGGAGCGTGAACGGGCGCGAGATCGGGTTGCCGTTCTCCGTGCCGAATTCCCCCAAGCCTTTGAAACCAAGAAGTGAATGTCCAGAAAGGACCACCATGAAAAACGAAATCCTGCTTGAACTGGCAAAACGCTGGGACAACGATGCCGCCAACCCCGTCTGTGAGGACGGGTCGCCCGAGGCGCAGCGAGGTAATAACATCGCGGAAGGCATTCGCCAGGGCAAGCGCGAGTGCGCCGACACGCTCCGAATGCTGACCTCCATCCTTCCGTAGCGCCTGTCCAGGAGATGCTCATGTCAAAAGACTGGAGAGGCGAGGGCCTCCCATCCGTCTCAACTCAGCGCCGGGTTGACCCTCCCACCCAGAAGCCCAAGAAGGCAGGGCGGAACCGGAAGGTCTACCCGCCCTGCTGGGAGGCTCGCACCTTCGGCTATGGGAGGTGGATGCTCACGGCCCATCGGGTTCGCCCATCCGTCCCCTACTACTGGTGGCTGGATAAGAAGGACGCGCCTAGCCGGGAAGACCTAACCGCCTACCTCGCTTGGTATGCGGAACGCCTTCCCCACACCGCGAACCTGCCGGTGCGCTTCATTTCATGCCAACCCGTTGAGTGTGGGCGAGAAATCATCCCCAACTGAAGTTGTCCAGGAGCAGGTATGGCAACCCTTTTCCCTGAATCCGTCACGCGCCTCCAGGCAACTGCCTTCGTGGACAACGCTGAACTCCGCGCCAGGGTCGCGGAACTGGATGCCATCATCCAGACCATGCACCGGGACAATTCCACCCTGACCGCCAGGGTATCGGAACTGGAGGCGCGGTTGAACGACATGCTCACCGCTGAACCCGACCGCCACAAGGAATCCATGGCCTACTTCGAGCCCCATAAGACGGGTTGCGTCTGGTGCGCTGCCCGTAGAGCCCTCAACCCGTAATGTCCATCTGCGGGAGCCAAGCGGCTTTAAACGTGGAACGCAATCCCACCCGCTTCACTTGTCAACTGGAGGAACCATGTGGGAAATCATTGAGTGCCCCAACGGGTTCCCGCCCATGACCTTGGTCAACAGCCCCGCCGAGGTTGCCAGCATCCTGCGCCTCCCCTGGTCGCAGGGCTACTACCTCATTAATCGCATCCAGGCTGCGTAGCCTGTCCAGGAGATCGACACATCCCCGCGACCTGTCGATTTTCAAACCAAAAACAATCATGTCCATACTGCCAGGGTTGCCGCCACTACAACAACTGAAGTTGTCCAGGAGATTGCCGTGGATGCCATAACCAACTTCGCCCCCAGAACCACCTGGAATCAATACGAAGTATGGGGTTTTCGGTTTGGCGGGTGGGAACGCTACATGGAATTTATGACCGAAGATGAGGCGATGAAATTCGCTGCCCAGGTCCATGAACCGTGGAGGGTCACTCGCATCGAAATAAACCGATCTACCATCGCCATCACCCCCGAATAATGTCCAGATGCGGGAGGCATCCATGAGGCCAATAACCGATGCTTTGAAATTGCGGGTCGCGGAACTGGAGGCTGAGAAACGCCGGATGCTCGATGCCTACACCAACCGAGGGGTTTCCGAGGGGACTGACCCTATGGCCCTGCTGGACCGTTACCGCGAGGCCCTGGAGCGGATCCGGCGCGAGGGAGCCTGCGAAACCCTCTACGAGGGCACTACCTGCCGCGACACCCACCCCGACCAGACCAGCGAGTGGTGCAGCCATTGCATCGCCAGCGCCGCCCTCAACCCCAAGTGAATTACGGCTGGGTATTGGCCTTGGCCCCCATGGCTAGGCCGTGCCCAGCCGAGATCGCAGTAAGGGCATAGGCTAGATCGGTCACCGCAACATGCGTATGGTGCCCCGTCTGCCAGGCAGCAAGGCCAATGATCGCAGCGGCAGACACGCCCCATGAGATCGCTCCGATGTCATGGGTCTTGTTGTCTTTCCCGGTAAAGGTATTCCGAAGGATCGTCTGGAGTGCCATCAGGAAGTTCGACATCGTAGGGGTCCTCCCAGTAGGGATCAAGCAGATACGGGTCCACCCTCATCCACCACTGGTTCAGGCTCAACCACGGGGACTTCGGGGATCGGTTCAGGTTCAGGGATGGGGTCGGGTTCAGAAACTGGTTCCGGCTTCGGCAGGAGATCATCCATGCAAGAGATCACCCGTAGACGCATATCTCCAGTGTCCTTGATCGCCTGACGCTGGGGATGGGGTTCCACGATGCATCCCATCGACTCATTCCCGTATTCCGAAGGATCATTGGAAGGCCCATGGATGTAGAAGCCATCCCGACCCCACATCTGCGAACCTGGGTCAGGGGTCAAGTGAGCGACCATCTTGCCGAGTTTAAGGTGGTTCTCTTCCCAACTGTCGAGCGTGTAGTACGCGCAGGGGAGAGGCCCGATGCCATGGGCAGATTCAAGCTTGGGGTTGCCCTTGCCCGAGAACCGGCCAGCCCAGCCCTTGTCAGAGATCAGGGCCAGATCGCCAGGGGTGGCATTGTCGGGGCCGTGGTAGAAGCCTCCGGTCTGCACGAAATAAAGCATGGTCTCTCCTATTTGCTGTTCACTGCGTTCAGGACATCGTTCAGACGCTCATGCACCCGCTCAAGTGATGCCTTCTTGGCGAACTCCCGCTCTGCGTAAAGTTTGAACTCGAAGGCTTCGGTCTTCATGGCAGTCACATCATCGCGTAGCCGCGCATTGGTCTCGTCCTGACCGTCCTGGAGTTCCTTGATGGAGGCGGCGAGGTCGGTCAACTTGGCCTTGACGAACCATTGCAGCATCCCGCCGAACCCGGCCAGCATGGCTACAACGACCAAACCACCAACAGAGAGGGCTTCCTTGAAACCAAGAGCGTAGATCGTGTCGGGGTTGTCCAGGATCATTTCTTTTGCCCCTTAATCGCGGCTTCGATCCTTATCAGGACCAAGTTGTGTTCTTCGTTGATTTTGTCGAAGTGGTCCTGAATACTCTGTGCCTGAAGGTGTAACTCCGCATACGACTGTCTCCAGTGATCCCTGTCTGCCTCCAACACTTCCATCTTATGCGTTTGTGCCGCCGAATGGAAGGACACCCCGAGCATGATCCCGCAGATAAACAGGATCAGGTTCAGGGCAGAGTGGATGCCAAGTTCCACCAGGGCCTTCTTGGCTGCCGGTCGTATCCGATTCCCACAGGTGGATGCCTTCTCACAGTTGTCCATAATCACTTCTTGCGCTTGGGGGGAGTCTTGCTCTCCCCTGACTTCTTGTAGGCTGCCGCCAAGATGGAGGGCATCAACTTCTTGATCGACCCCTTCTGGTTGCCGAACTTGCCCGAAGCCTTAGCGGAGTGGGCAGCTTCTTCGATGTTCTCTTCACGGGTCTTCTTGCTTCGGCCAGGTTTCAGCGGCATGATGCACCTACGACTTGGGGGTCTTGACTTGGGGAGACCTGGACGAGCCACCGGAGGCAGACTGGTTCTCCGTCTTGCCATCCATGAAATCGCCGTAGGCACCGGTCAGTTCGTTCATATTCTTCCCGTATTCCTGGGCAGCCATCTTCTTGAGGTCACGGTTCTGGGCCACCTGGACATCATTCATCTCAGGACTCGCTCCAGGGGTCGGCTTGGGTCGCTTGGCATTGGCACCCAGCAACTGCTTGTTGGCAGAGTGCCGGAACTGGTTCTTCCGCAGGGCCACGAACTGGTCATACACGCTCATTTCTTCTCCTGGTGGGTGTTTGTCCCGGCATATTTGCCATAGACATCGTTGAGGGTATGACGGGCATCGCAGTATTCCTTGGCTGCCTCAACCCGCAGTTTATGTCGATGCGCCCTGGCCGCTGTGGCACCCTCTTCGTCAGTGGGTGCGGTGGCCTTCAACTTGTCGATCTTCGCCATCTTCTGGTCGAAGGTATCCTTGATCTGGGCATGACGCTGGTGAACGACCTGATGATAGATGCTCACTGGGTGCCCCCTTCCTCAGCGAAGATCTGCTGCTTGGGAGCGGTATCCCCGCCCGGGGAAGACAGTGAAGAAGGCAGGTAGTCCGTCCCATATTTGGCTACCAGCTTGGGCAACTGGCGAGAGGCGATGTCCAGGAACGCCTTCGACTTCGGGTCCAGAGAGTTGGCCCTGATCATGAGCATCTTCATCTGTGGGTCGGTATAAGCCTTGTAGAGCCTTTCCCCGTTGATCCAGTCCATGACCTTGGTGACAGCCGTGTGAAGGACTCCCCCTGCGTTGGTGGGGATACCAGGGGTATTCCCCGCCGCCTGGAAGTGGACGGTATCGGAACTGTCCAGCGTCCTGAGAAGTTTCAGAACCCCACCCGTGACCGAGCGAGCCTGGGAACCACGGGGATAGATGGCATCCAGGGAGCCACTGTTCTCCGCTTCCTGGATGGTATCAGCGACAGCCTTCAGGCTCATGGTGGAACCCATGCCGCCCCTCTGGGTTTTACCTCCTGCCCTCACTGCGCTATCAAGCCATCCGGCCTGGATCGCCTTGGTCCCCTTGTCCCCCACCAACTTCAGCATGTCCCTCTGGGCGGTGGCGTTGCTTCCGACCATCAGGTCGATGAACGCCTGGGGGTTGCTATCAGCGAGGGCTTGCCCAAGCAACGGGTTCTTGTAGGGGGCCACCTTCGTAGCGTGGTGGAGATTGAGATCCGCATTGGCTTCCTTGAGACCGGACTCCGGGTGTGCCTCTGCGAAGTCGTTCATGTCCTTGGTGATGGCATCCACCGTCCTTTGGAGTGGTGCCAACTCGTCTGAAGTGGTGGCGAGTTTCCCCTCCATGATGGCTGAGATCCGAGCCTGGATGGATGACCGGAGTTGGCGCATCCCGCCCCAGGAGAAGTTCTGCTGGGGAGCGATATAGGCACCCTGGATAGGGGCCTGGCCCGGGGCAGCCGCAGGAGTCTCTGCTTTGGGGGCGGCATAGCCGGTCTTGGGGTCGAAGTTTGCCATCGGGTCAAGGGCACGGGGATCTACCTGATGCCCCGGCTTGACTTCAGATGGATGCTGTAGATGGAGCGGGTCAACTGGTTCCTGAGTCGGCGGGGCGAAAGGGTTATCCCCATGAGTGACTACCGGATTGCCATGCTGTAGGTGGAGAGGATCAACCGGGGCTTCGGGGGTCGGGGCACCATAGCCAGCGGGGAGCGGACCCGTTGGACGCATCCCGCCAGGGGCGTGAGTGCCCTCAATACCATTCTTAATCTTCTCAAGGTAGGCAAGACCGCCAGCGGGAGCCCCGGTATTCCCTTTCAGAGCGGCGGTCTCCCGAGCCAGGACACTCTCCAACTCCGTTGGTGCCACCTTGCCCAAGGGGTTGGCGATTGCCATCACGGTGTCGGCCTTGGCATCCCCCACCAGTTTATTGAAAACCAGTTGAAGACCGCCATTCGCCTTCGCCATGTTCCAGTAGTCGGAGGTCCCCTTCCCCCCGGAATCCGACATGTTGTGGATCAGCCCAAGGAAGAAGTCTGCCTTCGCTTTTCTGGGTCCACCACTTGCCGAAGCCTTCAGAATGTCATCCAGGTTGTCCCACCCAGCCTCGTCAGCGACCTTCTTTAGGTCGGTGACAGCCTTCGCCGCAGCATCGGTTCCATACTTATTCTCTTCAAGCCGATGAGCCATCATCTTTTCGTTGGTCTGAGCGAGTTTGCCCTCATTCGACACCAACTTCGGGTTACCGCTCCGTTGGGCAACCGTCAGCGGGGCATCGGGAGGGAGATCATCAGCGTAGTGGGCAGTGGCTTCGCCGCCATACTTCTCTGCCACCTTCGGGACCAACCCAAGATATTTCTGGCCCCAAGCCGTGGTTGACAGTTTGTCCAACAGTTTGCTGCCGATGGCTCCCCCCGCCTCATTCAGGATGAGGTGACCCGCTGCGCCAAGGCCCCAGCCAATGGGTCCCTCTGCCATGAACCGAACAGGGTCGAAGTCTGCGGAGTGAGCACTGAGCAATGCCATCTTCGCGCCGACATTGCCAGCCCGTAGCGTCCTCGCTCCGATACCCGCCTCTGCTCCAAGCGGTCCCGTGAACGCCTCAGACAGAGCCATGGGGACAGCCGACTGAACCAGCCCACCACCGGTCATGGATTTTTCGTTCAGTTCCCCGGCTTCCAGCCTCTTTTCACGGTATTCCTTATTCTTGGCGTTCTCTTCGGGGTTGCCAGGGAACCCGAGTTTGTCCTCTGCCCATTCCCCGGCACTCTTCAGTTTGATTGCCGTGTTCTCCAGGCCAGAGTTCAGGTTGAGGCCGATGCGTCCGAGCGTCCCGCCAGGCCCTGAGTAGGTTCTGATAGCTTCTTCCGTGGACGGATGCTGCGCGACAAATGGCTTCTCCGGGTCAGGGGCGGCACCACCCCCGAAGGTGGTCGAACCCTGAACCCGAAGTTGATCAGGGTCAGGGGTTGACCCTCCATAGTAGGACGGTGCCCCAGCGACCCCAGGCTGAACGGGGGGGGTAGCTCCACCGATACCCCCAGGAGATCCCTGGATGGGGCCCATCTCCTTGGAGGCGAGCGTTCTCTTGTTGAAGTCCTTGTAGGCTGCCACAAGGTCCGAGAAGCGAGTGGTGCCCTGCTTCTGGTCCTGGGACTGGAGGGCCTTGGCAACGTGCCCCTGGGCCTCGTCAGGGAGGTCCAGGAAACTGGAAACTGCCTTATCGTCCCAAGCCATTGCGACCTCTATTTCTGTTCAGAAAGCCACCGGTTGGCAACAGCCTTCGCCTCTTTCCCGGTCGGAGCGGGGGATTCCTTGGGGGCAGCAGTGGGGCCTTCGGGGTTGGGGAGCGTCTGCTTGGGGGTGGGGGCATTGGGCCTCCCCCCGGGGTAGTAATGCGCCCCGAACCGGTCGAAGATGTCGGCCACCCCAGGGTTCACCAGGGAGATGGGGATGCGGTTCGGATTGCCAAGAGTGATCATGTTCTCCTTGGAGTTCAACCGGCGCAGCAACAGGGTAGCCACAGCCTGGACCCGACCCTCGATATTCTTGGGAGGCTGGGCAGGGTCGAATACTTCTTCCCGCTTGACATCCCCGACCACGTTCTTGCTGGCTCCCAGGGCATCCCCATATTCGTTGGACAGGGACAGGTTGATTGCCTTGAGTTCCGAAATGATCTTGGAATTTTCGTTGTTTTTGAAGGCCGTTTCCCAATCATTGATCTTGGTGTTGGCAAGCCTCGATTGTGTCTGGGAATCAAGCTGGTTGTACTTGTTCACGAAGTCATTCAAGTGCTTCATTGTGGTGTTGCCAGCTTCAATCTCGCCGCCATGGTCAAGCAGGACCCTCTGCTTGCGTCCATAGTCTCCCTGATTTGCATTGGGGTCGATCTGGTGTGCCCAAGCCATTACCGCCTTGTCATGGGCAGATGCCCGACCGGCCTGGATCTGGGCATCCCCGTTGAGATACATGTCAACGGCATTCGCCATCTCTGCCATCTTCGGATCGCGCACCAGGGCCTGGAAGGAAGGATGCTGCCTCCACGGTCGCATCGGATCAGGTTCGAAAACACTGCCCGGGGAAGAACCGGCAGGGGGCATGAACATCCCCCCCGCTGCGCCACCAACAGTGGCGTGTGGCTCTAGCAGTTTCTTGATCCTCGCTTCCGCATCAGCATGGGAGATGCCACCGTTCTCGACTCCCTTGGCCTCGTCAGCACGAATCCTACCGATGTCGGACTGGGCCTTGGCAGACATGAGTTCGGCTACCTTGGTCCTGGCCTCGAAATTCTTCTGGGCAACGTCCACCCTGCTCTGAGCGGCCACATTGGCAACCCCCATTCGAGTCAATTCCGTTGCATGTTCTGCGGGGGTCCAGTCAAGCCGGTCCATCGGCTTCTTGGGGACAACCGCCAAGGTGTCCCCATTCTTGTCCAGATATTTCCAGTTCTCCCCGCCCTCATCCAGGGCCACCTTCGCTACATCCTTGTGCCCGAGATGGTCGGTGACGATCTTCTGGATGGCATCGGCATCGTTCAGTAGCGATGCCTGGGCCAAGCGGCTATAGATCATCCCTTGCTTGGCCTGTTTATCCTTCGCCACTTCCCCAAGCATGGCGGTGGCCTTATCCCCCTGCCCCTGTGCCGCAAGTTCCTGGGCGGTCTTCAACTTGGCTTCAGCCTTCAGGTCCATATCGGCCAGCGGATCACCCGTGAGGTTGAGCCCCTGCATATTCTTGGCAAGTGCCGCATTCTGCGCTTGGTTGCCCTGGAGTTCCATCTGCTTCTGCTGGTTCTCCAGGTTCAGACCCTGCGCCTGTCCCTGGGCGATCTGGGTCTTGGCCCAGAAGTCAGGGGCATTGGCTGCCGCTTGCCCGATGTCGGCACCCATCGTAGCGATGCCACCCAGGTTCAATCCAGAAAGGCCGCTCATCCGAAGAACCCTCCACCCGTGAAGTCAGTTCCGGCTGTAAGATCAGATCCCATGGGCGGCATCTGGAAGGAACCATCCCCCATCCCAAGGCCGATCATCCCAGTGGTGTCTGCAGTAAACCCAGAAGGGGTGCCAATCCCACCCATCATCTGAACTTGGTCAGGGGCCATCCCTGAATTCTGGATTTGGGGCATTGAGGTCGGCATCTGACCCTGTAGTTGCTGCATCTTTGCCGAATTCGGGTTGGGTTTCGACCACATGGTCTCCAGCGCACCCAATCCCTTCCCTGCCGCAGCGAAGGCGTTGTTGGCCTGGTTGGTCGCCAGTTGCTGCTGGAACTCACCGTTCTGCACTTGCTGGGGCAAGGCACCCACCTGAAGCTGCGCGTTGCCCAGGGGGTTGTAGTGCTGCAAGAGATTCATCCCGAGGTTCTGGCGAGCCTGTAGCCCCGTCTGGAAGGCCCCGGCGAGGGCACCCGCACGGCCCATCTCAAGGCCCTGGATCTGCCCACCCTGGAGGCCGCTCCCAGTCATCCCCCGCTGCGCCATCTGGGTAGCCGAGTTCCGTTGGGCGGCATCGTAGTTCTGGTTGATCGCACCCGCCATCGGCCCATAGTTCAGAGGGTTCGGGTTGGCAGCCTCGTCCAGTAATCTCTGCCGCATCGGGTCGAAGGCATTTTTTTCCTGGGAAGCGAACTGATCTCGCTTAATCTGGTCTGCCTGGAGGGCCTGGATCTGGGCAAACTTAGCATCGTCAGCCTTATTCGCGTTACTGATTCCTCCAAAGAGACCGGCTACACCACCAATGGCGGCACCCCACGGACCCATGGAAGAGCCAGCCTGTGCCCCCTGTGCCATCCCTGATCCTGGATCTTGCGCGTTCTGCCCCATGTTATGCCTCAGTTTCCACTTTGATGGGCGAGAATTGCCTAGTCCCTACGCTAAAAAGCATAGGGTCGTTACCTGAGATTAGCAAGGGTTCCCAGCCTAACAGGGACCCCATTCGGTTATACACATCAACCCCTTTGAACACTTGCCCATGCTCTAAACACTCTAAAAAGAACCCAGCATATATCGCTTGCCCCAAAGTGCAGGGTAGCGGCAGCGGGAATCCGGCGTCCATGACCCGCTCCATCAGGATCCCGTCATTGGCAACAAAGGTATCCAGGGTGCATTCCATCACTACATCGTCACCCATCGTCCCGACTCGCCGGAACCCAAGCCATTCGCCAAACATGATGACATGCTTATGCTTGGTCTTGCATCGTGTTATCAAGCGTTGAGTCGGCAAGGACGAGAACACTTCGCGGATGCCATCCTTAGCGATCTGACGAGCGACCCTGCCCCGGGCTGATGGCTTATAGGTGGCGTGGACTTCTAGCGTCTGCTCATCCAAGACCCGGAGCCAAAAGCACCCTTCCCCGCCCTCTGACACCAGGAAGAACCCATTATCGAAGAACCATTCAAGGCTCGAATCACCCATGATCATGGTCTCCCCAGAAGCCCCTGCTTCCGCCAGGATGGCTTCAATGATGGGCCTATCTCCAGGGGTGGCGAATCTCATAGGGCACCCTTCGAGTAGAACCCACGGGGCCAGAGTTGCCCGACTGTGGGGCGCAGTGTGGGTTGGTAGAACGGAGGCCAGTCAATGGCGAACCGTGCCGTGGCGAGGGTGAACGGCTTGAGGGTCAGGCGCACGGTGGTGGTGGCTGTGCCCAGCGTGAAGTTGCGAAGGCAGAAGCGTGGGGCGTGGCTCCACGGCGAGGTCGAGGTGATCGTGCATTCCCACAAGGTGGAGCGGCCGATGGTGAACGGCTTGAGGTAGCACTTCACACCGCTGGACGCGATGCCCAGCGTGGGCGAGGTTGGCTGGACGAGAGCCTTGACCGGCGTTGCCATGCTTCACCCCTAGACCGGCTTCGTGTAGCCGAAGAACAGCAGACCGTTGTTGAACGCGATGAACCACCCGCCGATGACTACGTTGGTCACACCGCCGATGATGTTCACAGGCGAGGTGGAGTAGGCTCCTCGCACGCAGCCGGTGAGCGAGTTGGTGGTGCCACCCGCTCCGGTGTTCGTAATGCCGGTGTAGGTGACGACCTCACCATCGATGATGGCGTAGCCCATGGTGGACACGGGAGGCCACGTTTGCAATGAAGTGATGTTGATCGTAGTCGCGGCATTGGTCTGGTTGCCGTTGGCGACCGCCGTGTAGTCCTGGTCGGGAGCGAGGATCATCTGCTCGCTGGAGGGCGGCGTGCCCACGTAGCGGTAGAAGTCGAGCATGGGCAGTCCAGGCGTGCCGCCACGGCCGCTCGCCCAAGAGGTATTCTGCACGGTGCCGATGCCAATTGTGAAACTGACAGCACCCATACGATGAATTGAGGCCCAAGTGGAGGCAGTATCAGCACCAGAGGCCTGCCCTTCAGAACCAAGCTTCAGAGAGCCGGCGTTCAGCGAGTTGCTGGACCAGTTCAGTCCGGCGGAGTTCATGCCGAACTCCTGCATGAAGCCAGGGATGATGCCCTTCGACCAGAAGGGGCAGTTGCCATTGGTTTCCGTACTGAGCAGGATTCCGTTGTTCGCCATGGTGGACTGTGCCGAACAGATGCCCCACACATGGCCCACGTAGTAGGTACCGCCAGAGTTCGCAGCGGTGCCGTCCGTTGCTCCGATGACAAGCTCGATGGGTGTACAAGGAGGGCCACCAGCCACGGACAGGTCGGAGGTCGGCAACTGCGCGAGCGCATCGGCATTCGCGCCGTAGCCAGCGTAGATGGGGCCGTTGTAGCCCACGTTGGTCTTCACGCCCAGGCAGATCGACCGCGAACTGATCTGGAGATACGCGATGAAGCCATTGACCAGATCGTAGGTGAGCGACTGCGTGTAGGTCCAGGAGCAGCCCTGCATCATGCCGATGGACGGCACGCCCTGCGCGTAGGCCATGCGAATGCGGGTGACGATGTTGGCGTTGGAGGTGAACGGCGCGGTCATGCCGGGAGTCTTCTGCACGGCGTAGAAGTAGCCGCAGCCGGTCACGCCCTGGTTGAAGCCGAACCACACCCAGTTCCACGCCGCGAAATCGGAGTAGGAGTTGGCGTTGGCCGCGCACAACTCGAACAGCGCACGAGCGTTCTGAGTCGCAGTGTTGCCAGCAGAGCCGGTGTAGCTGTAGCTGTTGCCACCAGGGCCGGTGATGGTGAGCGTCACCGCTGCCGCTGCCGCCGTGTCCCAGGAGAACACGCCAGCCATGGAGGTAAGCAACTCCTGGCCGATGGCAAAGTTTATGGACGCGGCCAGGAAGTTGATGCGTAGCACTTCGCGAGCCACGCTGTTGCCGATCAGTTCCGTTGCCACCGGAACGAAGTCGGCGAAGTTGTAGGAGGTGCCCCAGTTCGCCACCGTGGTCGCGTTGGTGGTGCTGCTCAGATCCTCCAGCACGCACTCAGCGATGTAGGTGTTCGCGGAGCCGTTGTTCGAGGTGAAGTTCACGCGCCAGATCGTCCATGTTGAGGGCGCACCGGCCACGGTGAATCGTCTGCGCTCTCCCGGTGCCCAGCCGACCTGACCGCTCCAGGTCTGCACGTTGACCCAGGTGGAGCCGTTGTAGTAGTCGAGCGTCCACGCGGAGGGCGCGTCAAGCTCGTAGGTGGTGGAGGTGGCGTAGGTCAGCCCGACCTGGATGTAGAGCGCGGTCGGCGTGAAGGCGGCAGGGAAGGTCAGTTCCAGGTAGCCTGGAGCCGCGCCAGCACCTCCCGCAGAGGTCGTGGGCGTGCCGTCAATGGCGTTGCCGGGGTTGGGGATGGTGGAGCCGGTGGTGTTCATGGGCGGATAGGCCTGCCGGTGGCACTGCCACTGCCCAGGGCTGGTGCAGAGCCAGGAGATGAACTGCTGCTGAGTCTGTAGGATCGAGTAACCCAGTGGCACCAGCGATGCGGCATAGCCTTGGAAGGTGGACATGCGGTGCTCCTAAGAAGAAACTTCAGCAAGCAATTCGGGGATGGAGTGGGGCAGTTCCCCAAGGCTGGAAAAGTCCATCAGGGTCCAGTCGGTGCCAGCCGGAGAAGCCCATGCCAACACCAACGGCTTCCGCTCATAGTAGAGTGCCCATAGGGAGTTCGACCACTCCAGGATGGCCTTGGCAACGGGACCGCCTTTGACCACGCCCTGGGCCAGGAGAGCGACCGCCGTACCGCTGATGCGGTTGAACTCGTAGCTGTAGGCACTCTGCCAGAGCGAGGCCACGTTGTTGGCTTGCCACGCTGCTAGTAGGGCCGGGAAATCTTCTGGGCTGATAGCAGGGTTCTGGATGGGGCCATTGCCATCGTCTACCCATAGAGCGTCTACCATGTGGGGATCTCCGTGACGATGAAGCTGTTCCGGCTGAGTGGCGATACGTCCACGATCAGGGTCGAGGTGGTGTAGGAACCAGCCCCAAAGAATCCATAGGCAGTCAGTGCGTCCCCGGCTACGAAGGGCAGCAGGGAGGCGTTGATCGCGGATTGCTGCAAGTTGGCCTGTGCGTAGTTGTAGCCATCAACGGCGTTCGCGCCGTTCTTGCAGAGGGAAGCCTGGACGATACAGGCTGAAGCATTATTTAGGTTATATACCAAGCAGATTTCTGATCGGTAGTTCCCTGGGCGCAGGATCGTGACTTGGGCCCAAGCCGTAATCTGGAAGGCTGGGGGAGCGGTCAGTTGCAGGCTGGTTGTCAGATTTACTTTGGTGAGCGTTGAGGCTGAGAACAGTTGTGCCGCTTGGAAACCCAGCACACTGACCATGGGGATGGTCTTGCCGCTCACCTTCGTCCAGGTGGTTCCGTTGCTTTTCAGAACCGCTACCTCATTGGCCCACATGATGCGGGTGTTCGAGCCATCAATGGTCTCCGCACCGTTGCCCGTAACGGTGACTAGGTAGGTGGAGGACGGGTCGATACGAATGCCCAAGAGTTTGCCGGAAGACGATGCGGCGGTCGGCAGGGTCAGCGCGTAGTTGGCGCTCGTTGCCGTGCAGTTGTGCCAGCACAGGATGGTGGCGGTGGTTGCGCCCGATACCGCGATCTCTGCGTTTACGATGGATGAGAGCATGTCGGCGGTCGAGTTGACCCAGGCCGGTAGCCCCGCAGAGACACCAAGCACCTGGCCCGAAGAACCAACCCCAAGTCTGGCCGGAGTCGTGCCAGACGAGGAGTACATGAGATCGCCGGTCGTGGTAAGGACGTTCTGGAGCAGGGTCGTGGTCCCAGCCGGGAAGGTCGCCACAGTCGTTGCCGTGGTGGTGAGCGTGAGCGAGAACGCCCCAGCCGTGACCAAGGTGGATCCAGTTACCAGGGTCAGGGTGGCCGAAGTGGTCGGCGCGGTGATCGTGACCTTGTTGATGGTGGAACCGAAAGTCTGGGCGGCACTCCAGGTGTTGGTTCCGCCCAGGTAGGCAAGCGTCCCTGACCCAGCCGGGAAGGTCGGGGTGGAAGCGGCTGTGGTGGTCAGATTGAGGGTGAATGCCCCGGTTGTTTGCAGGGTAGAACCTGTCACCAGCGTCAAAGTAGCAGAGGTGGTGGGAGCGGTGATCGTGACCTTGTTCAGGGTGCTACTGAACGTCTGCGCGGCTGACCAAGTGTGAACGGCACTCTGGGTGGTGGCGAGGGTCGTAGCCAAGGCACCAGCCACAGAGGTCACATCTCCCGTCATCGCAGGGAACTGAGCGGCAGGGAGGTAGGTTGACCATGCAGGGATGGCCGAAGCACTGCCGATCAACACACCGGCAGCACCTGCGATGCTCTGTGGAACTCCAGTCGCTCCGTAGATAGGGACACCGTAGTTCGCAGCGGAGAAGAACGAGGTGACTCCCGCTCCGGTCTGGTAGGGGATCTGGTTGGCTGTGCCAGCAGCGAGGGAGGTGGCCGTGCCAGCGTTGCCGCCCGCAGGGACGGCCCCGACTGAGGCGGCAGTGGCCGTCAGCACGCCAGCCGCATTGAGGATGCTCACATTGTCCGGTTTCACGCCGCCAAGCACCGTGGAGGTGGCTGTAGGCAGCGTGTAGGCAGCGCCCCACGAGAGCGTGCCGGTGCCGTTGTTGGTGAGCACGCCCGAAGCATTCGAGAGCGCGGCGAAGTTGGTGAGCGGCGTGGCTAGCGGCTGCAAGTTGCCAAGCGCCGTGTTCAGGTCGGTCTGGGCACTCAGCGTCCCGGTGATGGATCCCCAGGCCACCCCACCCGTTCCGGCAGTCCAGGTCAACACCCCGGACCCGTTGTTGGATAGGTAACCATTTGCATTCGCCAGGGCGGAGAACGTGGTCAGGCTGGTCGCCAGGGGCTGTTTCCCATTCAGCGCAGAATTGAGGTCGGTCTGGGCACTCAGGGTCCCCGTGATCGAACCCCATGAAGCCCCGCCACCCCCTGTAGAAGGCTGCCAGGAGGCCGTTGTCCCGTTACTGGTGAGGACGTAGGCATTGGCCCCAATCGACAGCCTGGAGGGGCTGCCAGCCGTGCTGCCAACGATCAGATCACCCACGCTCGTCATTGGGTTGAGCATCCAGGAACTGGTGCTGCTCCCGGTGATCTCCATGCCCAGGTAGACCCCGGTGATAGTGATCGTCCCAGTGCTGGCTCCCAGGTTCTGCACGGTCATGTAGATCGCGCCATTCTCCACCACGTCCTGGTTCTCAATGGTTGCAATCGGGGTTACCGTCCATACGAGGTTGGCTGCATTGAAGAGCATCTCCAGATACATGCCGTGGTTCCCGGTCGGATCTACCGTGGAGATCCGAGCCTGGTCGGCCACCGCAGCGGCCATGGTCCCATAGACCCGCACCCGACAAGGGGCGGTAACCTGCATGTTCTGGAACTGGAAGGTCTCTGTGCCCATGGGGACCGTGTAGATCACCTGGGCATTCGGGGCCAAGACCCCCGTGGTGTAGTTGAAGTTGGCCCTCGCCAAGGTAGCCTGGGGGACGGTCCAGGTATAGGTTCCGCTCCCGTTGTTCTGGAGCCACCCAGAGGCATCGGCCAGCCCTGAGAAAGTGGTCAGGTTGGTCGCCAGGGGTTGCTTCCCCCCCAGCGCAGTCCACAGATCCGTCTGGGCACTCAGGGTCCCGGTGATGCTGCCCCAGGTCCCACCACCACCGCCACCACCGCCGAAGGAGGCCGATACGGACCCCCCGGTGCCGGTGATCTCCGTGATGCTATTACCGCCCTTGCTTGCGTTGGTTGACGCTGCCTGGATATGCCGGAAGACCCGATTTAATTCATCGAGGCTTACGTCATGGATCAGGAAGGGCGGTCTTGCCATCAGTCTTCACCGGTCATCGGGTCGTAGCCAAATTCAATGAATCGGACGGTGATGTCACCACAGACCTCAACAGAACAAGAATACCCCCAAGACCCAACCGGCAAAAGGATTCTGGACGGGTGGATCGGACTTTCCGATAGGGTCACCGTGGTAGCAGTCTGTCCATTTGCCAGAGTCCACAGAACCCCGTCAATGAAGACACGGACCTGGCAGGTCCCGATGCCATTCATCCTGACCTCCCGCCACCGTTTCCGGGTCTGGGGGGAGTTCGCCGTATTCTCAGACGTTCTGAACCGCATCGGCACATTCAGACCGAAGGTCGGGTTGAACCGGTAGATCGCCTGGGATGCCGTGTAGGAAGGGTTCACTAAGGCCAAGGCGGTATTAAACTGGGCTTCGGCCATGGCGAGTCTGGCTTGGTTCTCAGGATCGTTGGTCGCGTCAATCCCAAGCAGGGTATAACACTCCCCCGTGGACGAGACATGGACATCGGTGGGCTTGAACCCCAGGGTAGTGACGGGGTGGTTGGGGATCTGATACAACTGCTGGAGGGTCCCGAAGTCCAGGCACCAAGTCGGGTTACCGGCGAACTCCGTGGTCGGCACATTGGAGAAATACAGGTAATACTTGTTCTGCCAGACGAAGGATCGGGCCTCCCAGATGACCCCATTGATCGGCTTGTCCTTGGCCGTGACCACCCCGAAGGTATCCGCAGCGGGGATCGGGTTCATGCCGATGTCAAGGAGTGCCCCGTAGGAGGACATGTGGTCGGTGGTGTTCCACCAGAACTTCTGCTGGGAGACCCCGCCCAAGTAATAGGACGGTTGCGTCAACAGTCTGTAGGGGATCACCCTCTCCGTAGCACAGGTAGCATCCATGCCATTGATGACCATGATGCCCCGCTTCGCCAGATAGACGATCACGGAACCGATGACTTTTGGGGTCAGGGGACCGATACACCCATCGCAGCGGGTCTTCTGGACCCCCATCCCGCCCGGGGTGAAGCCATCCATCCGGTAGATCGCGTCCTCGCAGAAGATCCAGGCACCACCAGAATGGGAAATGACACACTGCGGGGGGAAGGGGAAACTCTGGGAGTAGATGAGTGGCCAGGCATCAGGCATCCCGATGGGAGTCCACCGAACCGAGTTCCCACTGATCCCCATCAGCATCCCATTGTAGGCAGTGACCCCAATCAGGTCTGCCGGGGGTGGGGCGAAAATAACCGTTCCACCGGTATCGGCATCAGGGTATTCGGTAGGCAGGGTATAGCCCAACCCTTCCGTCCCCACAACGTCATTGAATACTGTGGTCTGGATAGGGACCGATGCCACGAATGAAAAGGCGGTCCCGGTATCGCCAGCACGATAGATGTTCCAGTAGGTGTAGTAATTATTATTTGGGACATCCGAGAAGGAAACCCCATTCACTGATACTTTGGAGTAGCAGTTGATCCATGCCGGGTTGGTGAAGATCCCCATCGCATCATGGTAGTAGGTTCTGCCGCCAAGCTGATTCTTGGTCAGGGTCGATGGTCCCGAGATGTAGACCGCATCCTGGTCAACTCCGGTGAAGGTCGGAGCGATGGAAGTGATCGTAGAGGCAGCCAGAGAGAAACTGGCAATGGGGGTCCCCGGCAACAGGTTCACCTTCGTATTGGCCGGAAGGACTTGGGGGATGATCATGATCCTGCCACAGTGAGTCGCGGGAGGGTTCTCCCAACTCAGAGGATACCCAACAACAGGGCTTCCATATGTAACCCCGGTATCATCCACGGTCGGGGGGGTCACTACCGTAGTCCCTGCCCCAACGTCAACGAAACTGGTGGCACTCCCGTTGATTGTCGCTGCAATCTGGTAGTTCGTACCGTTATATCGGTAAAGGACATAGCCTGTTGCCCCGGAAACCCCAGTCCAAGACACGTTGATGCTGTTGGCAGACGGAAGAACTAGGGATGGCGAGATGGCAGAAGCTATCGTTGTAGCGGGGCTAGTAAGCCCTGCAACAGCACCCCTGATTGCTGCCACCTTATAGGAGTAGGTACCAGCGGCAAGGCCAGACCCAAGACCCCCGTTGACTGGCTGGTTAGGTGCCACCGGGGTCCCCAGGGGGGCAGGTAAAGAGAACGGATAGGGGGTGTAGGTAGTGTCAGAAGCGGAGAACACCATCGACATCCCGGGCACCCACCATGGTCCCGAAGAAATAGGGGCTGATCCAGCAAGGGTCAGGATCGTCAGTGACCCCTGGAAAACAGCACCCGTAATTGGGGTTGACCCGTTGGAGGAAGACGCAGACAGGTTCCCAGTGTAGGCATTGGACGAAGCGTAGAAACCATCCGTCAAAGGGTTCCTGGTCAATGTCCTGACATACGATGAACTGGAGGCTGCCGATAATGGGCTAGGCCCACTCTCATCCACCATGGTCCCCACATCCCTGACGTAGGTGTAAACATAGGTGAGGGGGTCGATAGGGGCGTAATTGGCAGCGTAAGCCCCAGACGGGCTGTAGACCCCGATATCCGTCACGGTAGATGCACCAGACCCAAGAGTGAACAAGGTCTGCTCTTTCCCTTGGGTCCTGCCAAAAATGATATACCCCGTTGCATTCGCGGTAGCTGCCCAGGTCAGGACAACCGACCCAGTGGTGATATTGGCCCCGGCCACTTGGGGGATGCTCACCAGATAAGAACCCGAAGGAGGAAGCACCTGGTTCCCGATGACCGCTGAGATCATGTATGAATATTGCCCAGTGGGGAGATCCCCACCCGTGGTCATCGGAGTCGCCAGGAATGCGGAGGGGCTATCGGTGGTCGATTCCGATACAGACAAGGACATGGTTGGGACATTGGACCCGAGGTTGGCCTGGACTCCATTCACGACCTTTTGGGGGGCCAGGTGGGATACGCCATAAGCCGCTCCGATGGTCGTTTCGCAGAAGTAGACCCGTGCCTGTGAACTAACATATTCAGAGGTGTAGTTTCGATACAGGCTGGAGAAGAACCACTGGTTCTTGAACTCATAGATGCAGTTGGTCCCCGCAGGGACACCGGCAGTCGGTAGCATGAACGGTTCTGGGAATTTGAACGGGTGGAGGCTGCCGCTGCGGAGATCCACATTGTCGGCCAAAACGATGTAGCCTTCAGGGGTCAATCTCTTGTCGGCAACCACGTTGATGCCCTTGGAGAAATCAACTTTATAGGTCTTCATGCAGACCCTCCACTAGGCATTCGGCTTGATGGCAATGATCAGGTAATTCAAGGTTCCACCCGAATAGGTGCTTGGGGAGATGAAATTGAAACAGACCCACTGCATCCCATTGTAGAAATTATTTGTAGTGGTTCCCTGGGGAATAAGGGCAGTCTGGTAGGCAGAGGCACTGGTCCCAGTCATGACGTTCTGGATGGAGGCGAACCCGAAGCAGTCGGCCAGGGCAACGGCTGTCCCGTCTGGGTAAGTCATCCCTGAGTAGGGGAGGTTCAGGATGACAGGGGTTGATGTTACCTGGGTGCTGGTGACTGTCCCGTAGGAGAAAGCCATGTTGCTCCGTATCCCGAAAGACGGGAGTGACGAAAGTGACTGGGCGACCGTCTGGTTGATCAAGGTCACAATATTGTTCTGTAATGCCGTTAGATCAGCCATGGACGCGATGACGCTACTCTTGCTGGTGACGGTCGGGGGGACCGCGAAGGGAGTCGATCCATCTGCGGTCATCAACCCTGTGGACCCCGTGAGGGCACCCGACATGGCCCCTCCAGACAGGGGCATCAACCCGAAAGACTGCTGGTCCCCTGAACCCAATAAGGTCCATGCTGTGTTTGCCATGTTCCGCACATACCAGTTGCCGGTGTCGTTCTGCGCCCAGATGTTCCCGGCCCCAGTGAACCCGCCTTGACCGGAAGGGTCCTGAGAACTGGGGGAGGTCCAAATTGCTCCGTTGGTGATGCTCATCGGGACTCCTGTTAAGCGGTAGCCTTAATGGCCCAGATAAACCATGTCAGAGACTGATTATAAATTTGGTAGGTTCCGGCGGCCCTGTAGTAGGCATCCCAAACCGACCCATGGACCGTATCCACCGCCCAATTCCCGTTGTCATATGGGGACACGATAGCGGCCCCCACCCCAAGGAAGGGGGGAGTAGCGAACCCGTAGATGTCAAACAGGTTCACCACCGAACCATCGCTGTAGGTCAGCCCTGAGATCGGTGCTGTCACGGGGATGATAGAAGAAGAGTTGCTCCCGACACTTTGGACGATAGAGAATGACATGCTCTTATGGAGAGTGGGGACATAGATCGCACTCAGCGCAGCGACTGTGGCGGCAGATATCTGGGCTTGGACAGCGGCATAGAAGTTAGCCAAATCAGCCAAGGTAGCGGCAAGGGAATTCTTACTTGTAATCTGGGGAACCGAACTAAAGGGGAGCGAAGTGCCATCGGCAGTCATCACCCCGTTGGCTCCGAACATGGCTCCCCCAGTGAAGCCACCGCTCTTGGGAAGAAGCCCAAGGTTCGCCGTGTTCACCGTCACAGTGGGGGCGGTCCACAGCGTCCACCCCGTATTTGCGGTGTTTCTGACAAACAGGAATCCATTGTCCGTCTGGTACCAGATGCTCTGGGGGAGGAACGCCGACCCCAGGGTGGTGAACGGGTCCTGGCTTGAAGGGCTCTGGTAGATGGTCGAATTCGTGATCATCAACCCTCCAGCAGAGCGTTGAACGTGTCCAAATAGGTCTTGGCGGTCTGGAGAGAAGTGGTGTCGCTCTGGTCGAGACTCAGCAACCAGGAAGCCGCACCATACTTGATGTACTGCTGGGTGCTGATCGGGACCCTGGCATCAACCGTGTCTGATGCCGCGACCAACAACTGGGGGGCCTGGAGATACGACAGGGTGAAGTTGTCGTTGGTCCCCATCAGGACGGGGTTGTAGGGGGTGACGAAGATGGAGGCCCCATCCCAGGAACCCCACCGCAGCGGGAGGCCGACAGCCTGTCTCCAGTAAGGGTTGCGTTCCGCTTCCCACTCAATGGTGGTGCGGGTCATCTCATAGTAGGGGCCGTTCCCATAGGTGTAACCAACCCCACCCCAGACCAGCCTGATCAGTTCCAGGTAGTCGGTGAAGTTGTAGATCGGAGTCACCGTGGAGACCAGACTTGCCATCCCAAAGTTCTCCCCGGTCGGGGTTGCGATCACTGGGATGACACCCTCTACCCGGGTGCAGCGCATCTTTCTCGCCATAGTCTTGATGGCGAAGTTGATGCCATCCGTAACCATCGTTGCCGAGAACCGAGTCTGCTGGAAGTCCCCCAACAGAGCGTAGAGGTCCGTCTGGAGTTGCAGCAGGGTATAGGGGGTAACTAAAACAGTGGTCATGGCTCACCATCCGGGGAACGAGTTGGAGAACCAGTAAGGCGAAGACCGCCCCGTCCTGGAGCCGAAGTTCGGGGAGTGGAAGGTGGTAGATCCACCCATGCCCATGACACCAAGGGCAGCGAGTTTGGATTTGACCTGTTCGTAGGTCACCCGCTTGTTCTCCGACAAGATCAGGTTCTGCCCCGTGCCTGGCAGGGACAGGATATCCGACAAGCAGAGATCCACGATGGCATCCCTGGCTTCATCGGGCAGGTTCAACTCCATGTTCCCGATGTCCCCATTCGGGATACATGAATACTGAACCTGGAAAGCCGTGTCGTAGGAGGACGCATTGTAGAGCTTGATCTGCATCCCGGTGAACCCTGTGTACAGGTTCGCACCGGACTGGAGATAGGCCATCCTGCCGCTGCGCTGCGTCCAGAAGGCCGGATAGGTGTTCGATGGGTTAGACTGCGGGGGCAGGATCACTGGAGCCGATGGGGAGTGTTCTGCGTTACCTGCGCTCTGCTGCGCGAGGTTGATGAACTGGTTCGCCGGGAGGAACGTCCACATGGAGGTGGCATTATTCCAATAGGCAACATCGTCCCCGTTCCAATAAGAGGTAATGGAACTCTGGGTGATGGATCCCCCCACCATCAGGATGATAAAATCTCCCATCGTCCACCCCGTGGTTGATGGAATGGCCTTGAAATACCCTCTGAAATTTCCAGTACCCGGAGATGGAGAGATCGCGGCATTGGCGATCTTCAGGTTCGTGAACCGGAGGATGTCTACAGGGTCAAGCTGCCCAGAGGTCGCCGTGCTGTAGTCATCACAGGCCGGGAGGAACATCATGTTGGGGTCCAACCCGAGCGAGTTGGTCCCCGTCAAGTAGGTGTTCGTATTCGGGACGTAAGCCATGTTCGGCTGGGCATTGGTGACATCCCACCAGGGGATGTTCGCCGTGAACAGGATCGTGTCCACCCGCCTAGGGAGGAAGAACGTCCTCTGCACGATCTGCCCAAGGAACGTGTCCTGCATTACACGCCTAGCCGCTTCCTGGAGGAAGTACTCAGTGACTCCCGAGTCCGGTAGATCGGATCGGAACTTAGAGACTCGTCCAAGAAGCGACCTGGTGGTGAAGCTCATGGCTTACTTCCCCTGTTCTGTCTTTGCCCTAAGAACGAGTTTGGTCTGCGCCTGGAGGATCTGGAGGATCAGGTCGCGCTTCCGCACTCCCCTGACACCATACAGTCTACCAACTTCCTGGAGTTTCCGCATCGACTGCGCCTCCAGTTCGATCTGGTTGAAGACCTCACGGATTTCGGGGCCTTCTTCGCCCTCCACCTCCATGACGGTCTGCTCCTTATCGTCCATAATGCAGTCGAACTGCTTCTCGTTCATCTTGGCTTCGTAATACAGGGTGGCCCAACGGGCACGGGGGTCCAGATCACGGGTCCAAGAGAAACCACTGATCTTGTTGATGATCTCCTTGCACTGGCGGGATTCCAGTTTCACTTCGGGGGGGATCAGTTCGATGAGTTCGACAGGCATTGGAGGTCTCCATGGGAGTGGGTTGAGGTTGAAGAAGAAAGTAAGCGGGGGGCCGAAACCCCCCGCCATTGTTGCCGCTTACGAACCGGCGAGGCCGGTCTGGAGGTTGACCAGGAGCCAGGGCTTGGTCACCACGAAGCCGAAGAAGTTCTGGCAGCGGGTGCCGATGCCGAACTTGTTGGGCAGGATGATGTCAGCCTGGACGTTGGTGAACTTGGTCGCCATGGTGGTAGCTTCGGGGTGACCAGCAATCGCCTGGTAGGGCGAAGCGTTGGTGCCAGCACCGGGGACCAGGGGGGACTGGAGGATGTTGAAGCCGGAAGCGTAGCCCAGCCAGCCCTCGTAGAGCGCACCCTTGGGGGTCCCGGCGTTCAGAGCGTAGTAGCCGGGGGACTGGACGAGACCGAAGCGCATGTTGGGGTGGATGACCAGGAATCGGTCCTCCCAGGGCGCAACGTCAATGCCGTTACCGGCACCGACATCCAGGTACTGCGCTGCCATGTTGACGTAGGCGACAGCGTTGGAGTTCGGCTGGGTAGCGGAGATGCCGCCATTCCAGCAAGTGGTGGTGGAGTTCATCGAAGCGATGGGGATGATGTTCGCCGCCGAAGCGTAGATGGAACCCAGGATCGTGGATTCGATGGCAAGCCGAAGCTTGTTGATCATCTCATTGATCAGGGCACCTTCCATGTCCACATCAATGGCGACCCGATCCACATCGGTCACCCAGTACGCGCCGTTGAACGCATAGTTGATGACAAGCTGGATGGAGGAAGCCTGGATGGACTGCCAGTTCACATCACCGTCATTGGTCGCTGCGGCAACCGCAACGTCAGGGATCTGACGGAGGTTGACCGTGGTGCCAGGTCCGAGGATGTCACCTTCCCAGTTGGTATTGCAGATGTAGTTGGTGATCGACCCCGCATAGAACTTCTGGATGAACTGGAGGGGGTAAAGCTGGGGCTTGAAGGAGGTAAGGTTGTTGAAGGAACTGCCGGTGATATTGCCAGCCATGGTAATGCTCCTAGAAAGTTATTCGTTGGTGTAGGGGATGACGGAGTCAACCACACAGCCGACTTCCAACTGGACTCCAGTGGCGGCGGTGGCTCCGATGGTGATCAGGAGGTAGTCGGCAGTGGTGGAATACCACTTGGCGGTGGTAGCGGCAGCAAGCTGGGTATTCCCAGCAGTCTGGGCAGAAACAGCACTCAGATACTGGGTGGCACCACCGGAGTCACCGACACTGAAGTTGCAAGCGGCACCGAAGCCGACCACAACGTTGGTGAAGACCTGTTCGGAGATATCACCAATACCGAAGGGGAAGCACTTGATGGTATCGGCGGCGGCGGGGGTGACCCCACCCCACTCAGGGCCACCGACCGTGAAGGTGCGGCGGCGCAGATAGGACGGAGGTCCAGCCCAAAGCTGGTTGGCACGGTTGGGGAGATAACCGGTGTTGGAACCGGAGGTCAGGGGGGTGGTCAGGTCAATATTGCTCGCCATGGTTCACCTATTCAATGGAAGCGTAGGGGATCACGCTGATGGCAACGAAGCCCGTATCCACGACTGCACCCGTCCCGGCAGTGGCAGCCGTGTTGCCCAGAGTGAGCAGCAGGTAATCCGCAGCGGTCGAATACCACTTCGGGGTGCCGGTGGTGATCATGTTCGAGGTGGTAGCCGTGAGGGGGATCCCGACGGTAGTGAAGGTATTGTAGGCAGCGGAGTCGCCCAGATAGGCGATCGAAGAAGCTACACTTGAGGTGTTCAGGACGTTCAGCCAGACAGCGGTGACCAGGGCCCCGAGGTCGATGGGGTTGGTCCTGGCAACATCACCGGGGGCGGGGGTGGTGTAAACGCCGGTCACACTGTTCGTCCAGTCGGGAGACCCGATGGTGACAATGCGGCGGCGAACACGGGTGGGGGGGCCTTCCCAAAGCTGATTGACACGATTCGGCAGGAAGCCGACCGAGTTACCAGCACTGAGAGGGGTAGTTAGGTCATAGATCGCCATGCTCTATCCTCTTTGGTTGTTTCGTTTCTGAAGGGTTCGCTGATACTTGGAAGAGAAGTCTTCCGCTTCCTGGAGAAGCGCAGCACGGTCATCCTTATTCTTCGTGTTGGTAGCCTTCCTCATCATCTCGTCCATGATCTTGGAGGCGTTCTGCATCTCGTAGGTCGAGCAGAACGATTCCGGTTCGACCACGGAGACCTTCACGGGAGCCGAACCCGTCAGGGACGGATTGGCGATGTCACCCAGGGAAGGCTTGCGGGTGGCGGCTGAAGGCCTCAGGGATGCCTTGTAGGCGTTGACGATCTGCGCCACGAAGTAAGGGGTATAAGATTTCGGTCTCTCGATGGCAGCCGTGTATTCGGGGGCCATCTTCGAGGCCCATACAGCCAGATTCTGACCGTGCGGGGTCCCAGGCAGGAACTGGGCGAAGTCGGGGACTAGGGTGGTGAAGGTGGCTTCCCAGGCTGTGTCCTGCGCCTGTGCCTGTGACGTTTCGCTGAGTCGCTGCCGTTCCTGGTCCTTCTGCTTCAAAGCCTCAATCTCTTCACGCAGTTTCCGTTCAGCGGCCTGGTTCGACTGGGCCATGGACCGGTTCATCCTGCGGAACCGTTCCGCGAGAATGGGGTCGATGTTGTCCAGGTCGGGATCCAGGTCGGGATCGTAGGACGGTTCCTGTTTGGGGAGAGAAGCTTGCGCGACAGTCTGAGCCAGGGTGGTGATCATCTCTTTCAGGGCCTGGATCTCAGATTTGGTGCTTTCCCGTTCCTTCGCTTCCACGATGCTCTTCTGCTGGAGGGGGGTGACGATCTTCTGGATGTCACCGTACCGCTTCTGCCACCGCTTCGCTTCCGTTTCCCAGTCCGTTGCCGGTGCGGGTTCTTCAGCGGGAGGTGGCTCCAGGGGAGGCAGTTCGGGGAGTTCGCTGGCGGGTTCAAGGACCGGCGCGGGGAGGGCAGTCTTCTCGTCTTCAATGGGTGCGGGAGTCGGGGCTTCGTGCAGGGAAGGCTGTTCAACGAGTCCTGGCTGTTCTTCGGCCAGCTTCGCCATAACGGCATCCAACTGTTTCTGCCTTCGGGACGCATCGTGATTGATGACACGCTTCAGGGTTGCGGGATCGTATTCAGTGGTAGGCACGGGTTCTCCTGTTCAGGCTCTAGAAGTTTCCAACCAGAGGTGCTGATGGGTTGAGTAGGTTAAGGAGGTCTCTGAGTTGAGCGATGCGACCCTGCAATAGAGTCACGGCAGGGGGGTCATTGTAGATCTTTTCCAGGTCCCTATGCGCGGAGTCCACGGCCCTCTCGCAGAACTCGTTCAAGGCATCCCCCATCTCTGAATGAGCGAGGGAAATCACCTTGGAAACCAGTTCCCGGTCGGAGGCGTTGGCGAACCGGCGCGTGGTCATCGTCTACCTCCCTTCCCGTGAGGCTTGGTCGGGCCGATAGACATCCCCTTGGGGAGGGTGATGCCGTTGTCTCCACCGGGGACCGGAGGCATCAGGTGGGGATGATTCTGGAGCGGATTATTGGCTGGCTCGAAAGGCCGGTTGCCAACGTCATGGCCCATCCCGTGCGCTTCATGGAGATCCGTGAGGTGCGCCATCTGGTCCTCTTCGGCCATGGCCTTATTGATCTCAGGGGACTGGAAGCCATAGACCTGGTTGACCATCTTCATGTAGGCAATGCGGAGGGGCGAATTCTCCGGGGCTTCCTTGACCATTTCGACCAGGGCATCCTTCGGTGGGAGTTCCGCCCTCAGTTTCGGCTGGGCATTGACGGAAGCCTGGATACCGCCCTGGTAGGCTGCCGACTTCTCTGCCTCTTCCGCCTTCTGCTGCTGGATCTGCTGGTATTCGGAATCGGAGTAGACCAAATCCTCGTTGACCAGACCGGAGTAGCGCAGGTAGGAGGCGAAGAAGTTGGACATCTTGAGCCGACCGACTTCATCGGGGATGTTCCCGACATTCTGAAGCAGCAGACCCATGGCCTGGATGAGCGTTTCCCTGGCTAAGAGGCCCTTGACCCCATGCGCGGTGACACGGTAACTGCCCTTGACCAGTGGATCCTTGGAGAACTTCTGGAAGAACCGGATCTTCTTGTTCGTCATTGGGACGATCAGGTTGTTCTCCATATTGTAGACAGCGGTTTTCAGCGTGGTCAGGGCATTGTCCCACTGGAGACTGGCACCACCGAGTGTCCGGTTATGGGCACCATCGTTGTTGCCATTCAGGAAGCGGGGGAGGCCGGTCTGCTCGTCAGCCAGACGCTCTTCGTTCTGCTGGACCTGGAGCATGGCCGAGAAATCGTACTGGGGCAGGAAGAAGTCGATGGGTTTCCCGGTGGCTCCAACCTTGCCCCGGATTGCCCAGATCTTGCGGGGTTTCAGTTCCAGGACCGTCATCGGGTCGGCAAGCTGATCCACATCCACGGTCATCTGGGGGGCGATGCTCATAGCCATGGCATCCATGATGGCTCGCTCGCAAGCCTGGATCCCATCATGCTGGTCGAACATCATCTCCGCGACACCGACACCCCAGATGGAGTTGGTAGCCACGGAGTAGGGGGAGAAATAGAAGGGGAGTCGCTCGTTGTGCAGTTCGGAGATGGCGACCTTGATCACCTTGTTCGCCATGACCCAGATCTGCGCCACCACCCGCTCATCGTAACGGGACTTGGGGATCGCTTCCTCAAGCCCAGGCTGTTCCGCCAGTTCCCGACCAGTCAGGTAGCCCCACCATTGGTGGCAGACGAAGCGACCGTTGGGCAAGGTCTGCGCCGGTTGCTTGTTGAGAGAATTGACTGCCGTTTCCCAGTAGGTCGGCTGCCAGATGCCATTGGGGTGGTCTTCCAGGATCTGCTTGATGACATCCTTGCGGAATCCGTCCTCTTCGGCCATTGCCATGACCTGGCCCTTGCCCAGGCTCATACGCCAGATGATGAACCGGCACATCTCAACCGTGGAGGCGGCAGGGTCGGGGTAGCAGTCCAGGGGGCAGATGCGCTGCATGTCAGCGAGATATTCATCGAACAGACCCATGTCGATCATCATCTTCATGGCCTTGCCATCGAAGGGCTGGCCGACCGTTGGGGTCCAGACCGTGCTGTCCTGCTCCTGGTCTTCCTGGGGTGCTTCCGACAGTTCCGGGTTCTTGACCGCGAGGGGGCCAAGCATGATGCCGGTCCCGAAAGTGATGAAGTCCCAGTTGTGAAGTAGAAGCTTGTCGTTCATCCGAGTGAAGTCATCACTCTTCTGGATCTTCGCGGTGAGCCGGTCAGCCTTCTGCCCCGCCTTCTGGAACAGCATGTCCCTGATCTGGTCAGGGGGGATCTGCTTTTGCAGCAGTTCCCATGCGTCCTTCGGGTCCATCGCTTCTGGGTCGGGGTCGATGGTGAAGCAGTTCTGACCCGGAGGACACACGATGGGCATCAGAAGGGCTTCAGCGGTCTGCAACTTGGGGCGGGTGGAGTTCACTGCCGCCTGGGAAGTGGTGGTGGTCCCACCCGTGTCATCCCGCTCCACAAGGTAATAAGCCCTGGAGTTGAATAAGGCACGAACGAAGACCTGTTGCTCCTGGAAGAGTCTTGCGGAAGATGAAAGCGTCCAGTCCTTCAAGACCCTGGTAGCGAGCTTATCTCCGGTTTCGGTTCCCCCGTAACCTTCCACAATGGATGGAGGTGTGGACTCTGACTCCATCATCGAGAGACCCTTGGGTCCAGGCATTTACCCACCTCTGTCCTGGAGTATGGTGGGCAAGATATGCCCTGTCAATAGCCAGGTATTAAATGCCGATGCGCGGGTTTGTCGGTGCCCACTGCACGATCCTTGGGACCGGCTTCATCCGGGGGACTCCGGGGACTCTCGCTTGGTCTAACGCCATGACCGCATATCGCAGAGGGTCAATCAAGTCATCATCCTTTTCAATGACTTTAACCTGTCCGGTCTTCTGATTCTTGGTCATGCGATAAAGCCCCATTTGCTTGAATAATTCGCGGCATGTCGAGAAAATATACAGCCTCCCTTCAGCCAGCATCTGGTTGATGGTATTGATCGAAGCCTGGACCGAACCGCCCTTAGTGTCGGCATTGGACACGTTCAGGCCCTCGTCCGTATACATTTGGAACAGGTTCTTCCCGTCCGTTGCGGATCTCCGGTGCGCCGATGTGTCGATCTTGAACTCGACATCCCCCCACTTACGCAAGGCCGATGCGTGGACTATAGGCAGGTTGCCCTTGTTGATATATTCCCTGAAGACATAGGCAACATTTGCCTGGTCATCAATGGCGATCTCAATCGCCCCGGTGGCGTGTCCGAAACCAACATCAAGGCCAGCGATACACCTCCAGTTTGGTTCGATGTCGAACGGATCGACTGTATATTCATCGCGGCTCATGGTAAAAATTCGGCCTTCGCCTACTCCTGGGCGACCATAGATACGGGATTCCTTCTCCCATTCAGGCATGGATTCGATGTGCATACGGATCTCTTCCGGGTCAAGGGTGCTGTTGTCCTCCATCGACAAGGTGTAATGCCCACAGAATTCGCCCGATATGTTGTCCAGCTTGGTGATCAGTTCCGTGGTCCCATTGTAGGGGTAGAAGGACATGATGATGTGCCCACGCTTGTCGATCATACGCATCTGGACTTCGTTGAAGATGTTCAGGTCGGGTTCCTCATCAAACCAGCACAGGTCCCAGGCGTAACCCATGAACTTGGTCTGCCCCTGCTCGTTGGTCATAAAATTGATCCGGCTGACCCCTCCCGAGGCATGTTGCACCAGAACCCAGTCCAGGCACCCGTTGGTGCCGCCACGCCATGCCTTGTCGATGATCCGGTCGGCGGGGATGAACCCAGTGCCCAAGGCGTGTGGTTCTCCCATTAATTTTACCTGGGCCGATTTCCGCATCTGTTCCGTGGAGATAGACACAACACCGACATCTGGTGGGGTATTTAGGCGAAGCCCTTGCCACCAATCTGGATACTCCCCTAAAATATGACATGCCATGGTGAACCCGCAACAATGCGATTTCCCACTGCGATTCCCGCCCATGACTTCTACGATCTTCCTTTTGTCGCTATGGATAGGTATCTGATGGTTTTGAGGCTTATAGGTATAGAACATACCCTCCCGCTTCTTCTTTAGGAGGGCCTCCATCTCCTTGACCGCCGCAGCGGCCTGGGGAGCCGACATCTTTGCCAAGTAGGCATCAAGTTCTTCCTCTGTCATCTTTCTGCGCTGGGGTGGGGCGGGTTCGTTCACTTGACTGCTCCTAGGGAAGACGTACCATGGGGTTGTGCATGGGGCACAATTTGCCCACTACGGGCATAAAAGGGAGAAACCATGAAAACCGTCGCGGAGAAGCTGGAGATCAAGTATCACCAGACCATCGGGCAGGGCACCATCACCACCGCAGGGCATTCCACGCTGGCCGAGGCCGCTGTGGTTCTGCCCCCGCAGCATTTCACCGGCCCCCTGGGCGAGGTGATCGGGGAGCATATCGACCATGTTCTCCACGAACCCGCCGAGCATGTCCTGGGCCACGCCAAGGCGGGTCACCTGGGCGGGTCGTTTGCCCACATCAAGCACGATACCAAGCGTGAGAAGGGCGAGGGCGAACGCAAGGACGAGGGTGTGCCCAGCGAATACAGCCACACCAGTGAGGGCCATCCCCACGAACTCCGTGGTGATCACGCCAAGCACAACCCCGAACACCACATGCACAAGGGCAAGAGCCACAAGCACCCCCACAAGTAGTCCCTGAAAGGAAGGGATACCATGCCCTTTGATCCTGAACGAGATTTGAAGTGCCGCATCCTCCCCAAGAAGATGCACAAGCCGTTCCTGCAAGGCGACAACAAGGGTGGTCATGTTGCCTCCCAGAATGTCACCATCTACAACGCCCGGACTGGAGAGGTTGTCCACAGCCACATGGCTGAACCCTCCCCCATAGACCCTCTGGATCCTGTGAATATCGCGGGGCGTTTCAGGGAACGGCAGAAAAGGGATGCGGAAACCATGAACCGCATGAACTGCAACTCGCAGAACCCCCAGGGGAAGGACACTGAGGACTAGCCACCACCTACTGTGACGAGAAAAGAAGGCCCCTTCGGGGGCTTTCTTATGCCTGGGCATCGTCTTCCTCCCCTTCGGGGACCGGGGCATTCGGGGTTACGTCAATCACCCCATCCAGGGCTTCGGCATGGCCCATGATCAGCATCTTCAGGGTGCGCTTGAGTTCCAGTTCGTTCTTCTGGTTCAGGTTCTCCGTCTGGATGACCTGTTTGTCGCGGAACTTCTCGTCCTGGAGGGCAGCCCTCTTCATCAGGAAGTTGCTCTGGAGCTTCGCCTGGGCGATCTCGTCCTTGTCGGCACGGACGTTCATCACGATGTCATGGGCCTGATCCATGAAGGTATGGGCCTGGACCTGTTCCGCTAAACGTAGGGATTCCTTGAAGTCAGGGTACAGGGTCTCCCACTTGGCAATCTCCAGCATGGAAGGGCACCCATTGATGCCCTGGCACAGATCGCGCCTAGTCCTGCCTTCAGAGATGGCCCAGGGGATGTAAGCCATCATCTCAAAACGGTTCATGGCGGTCTTCCCCACCCGATAGATCTTCTCCCGTGCGTCCCGATTGATCCGCATTATTAGGTTATCGAAGGTCCGGTCACTGATGAAGGCCCCGGTAGCCTCTTTCTGGCCACGCAGGGCTTCCCTGGCGATAGGGAAGTCGCTCCCCTTGACCGGCTCGAAGTCCTCTGGCAGTTCCAGGTCGTTTTTCACTTCAGGGACTCCAATCTGCTTGCACTCTTCCAGGGGGGTCAGCCGTGTATAGCGTTCTAGGGGGTGCTGGGGCATCGAAGAGATCAGGATGCCACGGTCGGAGGCCAGGTCGAAGACGGACTCCTTGTTGAACCCCCTACCCCCTCCCGTGCGCCCATTGGCATAAATGTCGGGGTAGATCGGCGGGTAAAGTTGGGAGCAGACGAAATCGCAAGAGAAGACCACCATGCTGGGCATGTTCCCCTCAAACTCTTCAGGCTTAAAGAAAGGGCTCTTCATGGCCTGAGTCCACATCCGTTTCCCGAGCTTCCTGGCGGTCTGTTTCGGCAGGAAGAGGATGCGCCCTCGCAGGAAGGCCATCCTGCGGATCACCTTCATCTCCTGCTCGTCTATCTCAATGTAGGGAGCCTCAACATCGTGTTCCCTCAAGAGAGGGATAAGGTCCACCAGATCGCGCACCACTAAAGTCAGGATTTCCGTGGTCGCAGCGTTCCTCAGTTCGTCCAGGGTCGCATCGGGCGGCAGCGGGTCCTTCAGCAGGGACCTCCCGTCCTGGATCAGCACCGTGGACTGCGTTTCGTCCCGCCTGATCGTCAGGTGTGGGGTTCGATAATGCGGGTAGAAGTCCATGGTTGTACTCCTGGGAGGGGTCGTTATGCACTAGCAACTTGGCTTTCTTCGCCAGGATCACGGTCCCGAACCTCATGCGTCTGCGTAAGGACTGGAGTGCGTGTTTCCTGGAGTCTGCGTCCATCCCGGCAGGTATCCCCGGCAGGATCTCGAAGGCTGAATGGATGGTGTCCTTGTAACCACGGACCTTGGTGGCACCGACCAGTAAGGCTTTCCCGGGACGGTTGCCAATCACCACCCCTACGATCCAAACCAGAAACCCCCCCTGGTCGGACTCGACACAGAGGGGGAAATCGGGATACTGGTCCTGCCCTTGAACATCCCAGCCGTGGTAGAAGAAATTGGAGGCTTGGCTGAAGGCTTCGGTGACCCGCTCGAAAGCCTCCGGGTCAAGGATTGGTCCGTCAAACAGTTCGTTGGGTCTCAACATGGCACACCCTCTGACCTCCAGGATGCGTCAAACTCCGCAAGTAGGCAAGGAGTGCCTAGACTTTTCCTTGGGGCGGTGGCCCACATAGATTTCCTTGAAGAGCCGCATCCGGTCTGCACTCACATGGAAAGAGGTTGCTCCAACTATGAGTGTCCTAGGCTCATATTCCGACTCATAGACCATGATGCGCTGGACGTAGAAGCTGACATGGGCCATGACGGAGGCCACATATTCCTCCATCATCTCCTGGTTGGGGAGGTGGAAACCGCAGGATTCGATCCCCTTCTCATCGACAAGACGGACGATAAAAGTCACTGGACACCCTTCACTTTCTTGACCCAATCGGCGGGGGGAGGCACGGCACCGGTCATCCAAGGCTCCCGCTTCTCGACCTTGTTCCAGTCCACATAGGGTTCAGGCATTTTCTTGAGGGCGCAGGAGATGTTGCTGGACCTCCAGTTCAGGTTGGAGTGGTCGATCTCGTCCTTGAAGTTCAGGACCGTGTTCAGGAAGTTCGCCATGTCGGGGGTGCGCCGAGTGTCATGGAAGCACATGAACCCACCCACCTTCAGCATCGGGAAGGACATGATGGCGAAGGGGAAGCGCATCTCGTCCACCCCATCCACGAAGATCAGGTCGAACTTCTTTCTCAGGGGACGCACGAACTCAGGCCATTTGAAGTAGGGGATCAGGTCATACCTCTTCGGGTCGATGCCCAGAGCGTCAAGGTTGCCTCTGGTTCGCACCACCCAATCAGGATCGGTCTCAACTGAGATGAGATGTTCAGCGACCTGGGCAAGCACTTGGGTTGATCCACCCATGCCGAACTCCAGAACTTGTCCCCCCTTGCCCAGGATTCCCAGGACATGCGCGTCCTCCTTTGAGATGTCTCCGATATACTTCATTTGACCTCCTGGAGTTTGGCAGTTTCACAAATCTTGTCATAGATGGCCTGACGGTCCCTCCACCAGACCGTCATCTGGTTGATGGCATCAAGCTTGAACGGGAGTTTCACAGCCTTGCCCATGATCTTCTTGGCTTCCAGGAACTGCCCAGCCCGACATAGGTAGAAGGAAAGCAGGGTGTAGGCTTCGATCCGGCTCGGGTTGCACTTGATGGCAGCCTTGTAAGCCTTCACGGTCTTCTCCAGGGGTTCCTGGGACTCGTCCAGCATGGCGGCGATCTTCAGGTAGGCTCCATACTGGAAATCCTTGGTAAGGCCATTGGTGAGTTTGGTGTATTCCTTGAAATACTTGATCCCCTGGTCGAACATCTTGGCATCACAGAAGCTCTGGCCGATGTGCGAAGTGTAGATGTCATACATCTTGCGGTGGTCATTGGCGCGGTCGATCTTGTTCCTGGCTTCGATCAGGGCCTCCGCATCATCCAGGAACCGGCGCGGGTTCTTCGACCGGTCCCCCTCATGCTTGACGTAGATCCGCATGTCCTTCGGGTCGAAGGGATGGGATACCGGGAATCCCCAGACATCCTCATGGCGCACACCATACCACTCGACTCCAGGCAACGGCTTGAATAGGTGGGGCCTGTAGTTGATCATCCCCTGCTGGATGTCTGCGATGCTGTAACAGTCGAATTCCAGGGCTTCCTTATCCAGTTCAGGGTTGACCACCAACTCGTCATCGGCATCCATGATCAGGACGTAATCGCAGGTTCCGGGTTCCGGCAGGGCTTCGTTCCGGTGGTAGGCAAAATCGTTCTGCCATAGGCTGTGCAGGATCTCCCCGTCCAGGTGTCCAAGCCAAGCCTTGATGACCTGGACTGTGTTGTCGGTGGACCCCGTGTCCACGATCCGATAGCTGTCGATCAGGGGGAGGACCGACTTCAGGCACCGGCCCAACACATGGGCCTCATTCCTGACGATCATACTGAGTTTGATATGCATGGCTACTCCAACGATGCCTTGATGATTTTCTGGACAGCTTCCATCTTGACGATCAACTCGTAGTTGCTCCTGGAGGATTCCCCCAGAATAATATCGCTTCGGACTAGGGCATCCCTATAACGGTCGCGGTCCTCATGGCACCGGCCTAATAGCTCCATCGCCATCTGGACGGTCGCCCTGGCATTGTTGTCGTTGTGTTCCCGTTTTCCTTCTTCAGTCACAACCACCTCGTAATCCAGAGTTTGAATTTGAAATTCAGGTCGCGCAGGGTGATAAAGAAAATCCTAGGCAAAAAGTGAGGCTTTCTTCGTTCCAGCATGGGTCAACTCCCTGGTCATGGGATGGTCAACGGGGGTGTAGTCAGGGAGTGTAGACCATTTGACCCAGATACCCCGGATCGGATGGCAGAGCTTACGGACATGGATGTCGCAGACCTGAGCGTCATCCAGGTATAGGAGGCCAGGCCGCTGGTTGTTGGGGCCGAGCGCATCAAGCAGTAGCTTAAGGAAGTTATCGACATCGGGTCGTTTGACATGGTAACCAGCCTTGGTTGCGGAGCAGAAGAAGGTGATGTCCATGGACAGAGGATAGGGTAGCGGCCCATGCAGGGTATGGTGAGCCGCTACCCAGTTCCTGATATACATCTCAGCGTCTTCGGTCTTCTTGGGGGTATAGGCACCCCACTTGCCCATCCGGGGCCTCCCTTTGGCTACCGGCTCATAGGGGAGCCAGAACTCGCCTTCGATGTGGGGGATGTTCTTGGTGATGACATCCTTGGAAGGCATTATCTGCGCCCCTGGTCGATCTTGCCCATGAACTGGTCCTTGGTCAGATCCCCGACCATCTCCGCATACCGCTTCCAGCCCTGGCAAACGGAAGCCTTGAGTTCCTCCCGGGTCATGCCTTCGACCGGAACACCGAATAGCCGTGCGGTTTTTGCCCATTCCAGCCCTTGTTTGACAAAGGCTTCCGGCAGTCGGTGTTCCGTGTCGAAGATGATCATGGGGACCTCAGAATGGGATATCGTCATCATCCTCAACGACCTTCACGTTGGACCGGGGCCCCGTGTAGGACTCGCCACCCGTAGGAGCGTTCTTCTCCAGCACCCCGATGTCCTCCACCAGGATCTGGGCTTCCTTGGAGTCGGTCCCATCCTGCTTCTTGAAGGAGTTGTAGTGCATCTTGCCCTTGACCATGACCCGGGTGCCCTTCTTGATCCCCTGGGCGGCAATCAGGGTGGCGACCTTCTCCCACGCCACGCACATGTGCCACTCCGTGGTGGACTTGCGCTCCCCGCTTGCCTTATCGTTCCAGTATTCAGAGGTGGAAACCGACATGCGGCAGCAAGCCTTGCCACCCTTGGTCTCCTTGATCTCCGGGTCCCTTCCGCAGAACCCGATGATGGTGATGGAGTTCCAGTCCTTCATAAACATCTCCCTAGTAGACGGTGACCGTCAATTGCTAGGGTAAGCCTTTATGACCCGTAGTCAAGACAAAAAACAGCCCCAATGGAGGGGCTGTGGGGCTTTTTTGGGATCGGGTTGCTCCGACCATTGGGGAGTGTTCCCTTCAGCCATCCCATCTCTGGGGACACTCATGACGGTGGGTGGCTGTTTCTCTTGCCCCGGGCGGCAGCACAATCCATTGGGATAGAGTCTCTCTCCCGCGAGAGGGAGAACAACGCTGGGGCGAGATCAAGATACGTTCCGCTTTGGTCCTTGACAAGAGGTCCCGGTAGATTATTCTAGGGTGGTCGGAGTCGAGTCCGAACAAACCCCCATCCTGACTTCCCATCCCCCCCCCTGTTTGTCTGCCAGTGCGGCAGAACTCGACCAAACAACGGGGGGGGGTGGGTCCACCTTGGCACCTTTCGATGACCCTACCGCCCTTACCCTACTACAAATGGTTCTGGCAGGATTTCCGGGCCAGCCGTACCGTGCAACGCATGACCTACATCCAACGGGGACTCTACCGGGATCTCCTGGATGAATGCTGGGCTGAAGGGTGCATCCCCAACGACCAGGCAAAACTTGCCGACATCTGTGGGTGCCCCGAAGAGGTTATGGCAAGTGCTTGGCAAGTGCTAAGCAAGTGCTTCATTGAGATCCTTCCTGGGCGACTTGTTAATGAACGGCTCAACACGGAACGTACTGAAAAAGATAAAGAGAGGGTATCTCGCAAGTTTGCAGGTGCCTCTGGAGGCCGCGCCAGATCTACATCTATAGCAAGTGCTAAGCAAGTGCTAGCAAGTGCTAAGCACATGCCATATAGAAGAGAAGAGAAGAGTATAGAAAAAGATATGTCAAAAGCCGCACCTGACGGTGCTGTAGATGTCTGGGTTTCAAGGCTCTGTGAGGTGTGGCCCAGGAAGCAATACGATGGTTCGTCAGCACCCTACACCTCCAGCACCAAGGTCCGTTCTCTCTACGAGAGAACCTTGAAGACCAGGGAAGCCAACGGGGAGGAACTCGCCATGTGCGCCTTCCTGTATACCCAGGACATGGCGAAGACCAAGCGGTATGTGAAAGCCTTGGCTACCTTCCTGGGACCCCAGAAGGTCTGGCTGGATTATCTGTCACAAGCGCGAGAGCGCATCACCCATCAGGAGGCAGTGTGAACTACGAAGGGCTGTTCGATGAGAGCGCCGAAAAGGATTTCGTCTATGCGGTCATGGACTCGCTCCAAGCCGGGGCGGCAGATGGGCATCAGGCCCTCAGTCTGGTCCCCGTGGAGGCCCTTGGTTTCCCGATGACCCGGAACTGGTTCAAGGCCATGAAGAATCTAGTGAATGGTGGCACTTGCCCTGAGTTCCAGTTGATCCTGGGGGAACTCAGAGCCATGGGGATCATCAAGAACACCAAGGAACTGGGTGAATACAGTGCTTCCTTTGAGAATATCAAATACATCGGGGACCCGATCCCCATGGGCAAGCGGTTGGTCGATCTGTTCCACCGGAGGGAAGCGGTCAGGGTATTCTCCATCGCTGCCGAAAAGGCCGCCAACCCCATGGAGAACCACCAGGAGATCATCTACGAAGCGGCCCGGGAGGCCCTGGACATCATGGCTGGGGGTGATGATGCCCCTACCCCCTGCGGGGATGAGATCATGGAGAGGGTTGCGTCCCACGAACGGTTCGCGGTCGATCCCAACTCGGCAAAACTTGCCTACTTCGGAGTGGGAGACCTGGATGAAGAGATCCCGGCCTCCAGCGGGAATCTGGTGATCATCTGTGCACGACCTGGGCGGGGCAAGACCGCCCTGGTGATCCAGACGCTCTGTGAGACCACTGCCGACCGCCCAGAGACCTTTGTGGGGCAGTATGGACCCGAAACAGAGATGATCCCGGGGGATAAGTGCCTGTTCATCAGTCTGGAATTGCCCAAGGTGGAGGTTCATGCCCGTCTTGCCTCCTGGGTGACCATGCACCGGTCGGGAGCCTTCTGGAAGGGCAACTATGGTCCCCATGAAGTCAGCACCCTGAACGACCACCGGGACCACCTGAACAGGGTCATCGTCTGGGCTGCCCCCAGTCGAACCCCCTGGAGCCGGATCGAATCCAAGATCCGTGGAGCGGTCCTGAGACATGGCATCAAGATGGTCTGCATTGACTACTTCGGCCTGATCGGTCGGCCTGACCCGGGCAAGGGGTCCAGTGTCTACAACGAAGCGGCCAAGTTGTCCGGTCAGATCCGGTCCCTGGCCCAGACGTTGGGCATCTGCATCGTCCTGTTGTGCCAAGTGAACCGGGACGGGGCCGAAGGGGAACCCGGGATGGAGGATCTCAGGGAGACCGGTCAGTTGGAGCAGGATGCCCAGACGATCCTGGCTCTGTATGGGGCCAAGGCCAAGAATGGGGTTGATCGGGCCCCCTGGGAGACCCAGAAGGAAGTCTCGAAGGTTGATGAACAGGATCCGACCTGGATCAAGGTGCTGAAGAACCGGAATGGGAAGGCTGGCTTCAAGTTCCAGTTGCACTTCGATGGTGCCACCAACCACTTCGCCAAAGCGGAAGGGCACACTTAAAAGAAAGGCCCCCGAAAGGGGGCCGATCTTGGAGGCTTGATAGGTTACAGATTCAGGTCCTTGCGCCAGGCAGCGACCGTTTCCGGGTCATACAGATACTGGCGACCGATTTTGATGCACTTCGGACCCTTCTGCTCTTTTCGGAGGGTGATCAGGAGGGCTTCGGACAGCCCAGAGAGGTCGGCAGCCCCATGGGTGTCGATCAGCTTGGGGAAGGGGGTGGGTTCATGGGTCATAGGATCTCCAAAGGGGTTTATTCCCGTACTCAAGTTACGTCTTTTCCCCTTGTTTGTCCAGGGTTGGCGACCGATACTTTAATTGGGGTTATCCCAATGGAGGTTATTATGGTTATCGCCAAGCTGAATTGCTCCCAGGCTCTCGTCACCGATGGGAGGGGCCGGTTCGTTGTCATCGACACCGACACTCCCTGGGTGGAGACCGAGGTTGACCCCTCGCCTCCCGATGATGAGCCTTCAAACGTCTGGCCCATTCGGTGCCAGTGTCATCAACGAGTAGCATAACGGAGGCATGTGTGCCCAAACCCAAGAAGTCTGTGGCCCCGATTCCCAAGGCCCAGGGACCGATCCACCCCGAGAAGGCTCTAGTCCAGTTCCGCGAGTATCTGGAGAAGATGGAGGGGGTGGAGATCCTAGGGAAGGATGGCCTCCCCATCCACTGGATGGTCAAGGACGAGTCTTATGGTCTACTGGTGCTAGACAGCGGCTACCTGATGACCCAGTTCGGTTTCAGCGGAATCCAGATGAGGCTTGGCGGTAGTCAGACGGAGTGGACCCCGGAAGAGATCGCGCCCCATTTCCAGCGGTTCCTGGACTGGCTGGGGTTGAACCTGCCCCAGAGCAAGACCTGGGCGGTCGAATACAAGAAGGGTTGCCCTCTGATTCCAGTGGACCGTCCCATCCTGGAGGGTTGAGCCATGGATCTTAAATACCAGTTGGGCATCGTAGCCCTAGTGTTCGCCACCGGCTTCACTTGCGGAGTCATGCTGCACTCAGGGAAGTCCGTCAAGGGTGCTGAGGCCGAGACCGCTTCCGTGGAAGTAGCCAAGAAGGTCTCTGACGAGTTGGCGAAGGTCCATGCCGACTACGACACCCGGATCCAGGATCTGCAAGGTCAGGCCGATGCTTCCGATGTCCGGGTAGCCGATCTGGAGACCAAGTTGGCGGCGGCGAAGGCCAAGGTTGTTCAGAAACCCCCCACAGGTCCCGATTTGGGAACAGTTCCCGCCCTTCCCGATACCCCGGGGGTCATCGAATACGAGTTGGTAACGGCACAGAAGCTGGAGATCGCCCAGTTGAAAGGGGTCAACCAGGCCCAGGCTGGGAAGATCAAGGGCCTGGAGGGAGCCATCGTGGATCTCCAGAATGAGTGCCGCTTGAAGGAAATCGCTTATCAGGCCCAGTTGGCAGCCAACAAGGCTGGGACCTGGAAGGGCCGGTTCCAGGGGATCGCCTTTGGGGTCGGAACCGATGAATTGATCAGCCTGTTGGCACACCGGAGGTAACATGACTTGTTTCATCTACGTCATCCTGGGGGTCTGCGTCTTCTCGCTGGGGGCCCTGTTCGGGGGCTTCGTCACCCGAAAGAATGCCGCCAAAGCGAGTGCCGTGCTTGATGCCGCCCAGAAGGCCGGTGAAGACCTGAAAAATAAAATCAATTAGCACTTGCGCTGAACTAGGATGAGCCTATCTTGAGAGTGTGGAATCACTCCACCTCTTTTGGGGGCTCATCTGATGCTTAAGTATCGCTTAGTGGACGGGACCGGCAAGTCCCGTGGAACGTGCCTGGCCGAAGACGAGGCTATGGCCCTGAAGATTTTCGAGTCTCAGCGCACCAAGGGTATGCCTGAATGCTACCAGATCGTGGAGATCGGTCCCGCGACCGCCGCCGATGTCCATAAGGAACTGAAGCGGGTGTTTGCCGTGAAGATCAAGGATGCCGGCAAGCCCCCGAAGACCGGGAAGTTGGTCCTGGAGATCCGGCTGCACGAATCGGATGGGGACAGCATGGTCGCCCATGTCTCGCCCCGCTTCGAGAGCCCTGCCCAACAGGCCCTGGCCCTGATCGCACTCCAGAATCTGGTGCATGAGATGGTGACCAGCTTCACCATGCCCCGGGGGTTTTGATGGGCAAAGACAGGTGAGTAGCACCTTTCCTGGCTGGTTGTGGAGTCCTAGTCATAGGGCTGGGGCTCCCAATCCTGGGGATCTACACCGTCATCCACTTCATCATCAAATTCTGGTGACCCATGCCTGAACCCAACAGCAACGAACTCGACTATTTGGATCTTGCCATCAGGATCCTGCCTAACCTGCCCGATTACGAGCGGCACAACGAGGCCAAGTATCTGATGAACTTCATCGCGGAGCGGCTGGGCCCGATCCAGCCGATGTCAGCCCCCACTCTGAGTCCCGCCCCGAGTTCCAGGGACCTAAAGCCGAACCCGAAGGTCGAACCGGCTTCCTTGAAGATCCCGGCCTCCTGGACGGATCCGGTCCAGAAGACTCCCGGGACCGCACTCCCTATCCAGTCCCAGATCGTCCAGGCCGCTGAAGGTCCGAAGCCCACTTCGGTCTCCTGGGTCGATTCTGCCCGGGGTGGTCAGGCGGCGGAAGCGGCCAAGGACCAGGACCAGCCCAACGTGAAGGGTGCCACCTATGACCCCGACCGCTACAGGTATCTGGGCGAGACCCCCAACCCTTGGAGGCTTCAGACCCCATGAATAATAACTGTCTGGACAAGAACCGTCTGAGCGATCTCCCTGAGTTCTGCGAGTATGAGAATGAGACCTTGGCGACCGGGGAGACCATCCGGCACCGGATCCTGCCCAAGTTTGTAGGCCACCCGGGCGGGGTAGGACCCAATGACATCGCTGCCTTCACGGATGCCGAAGGGTCCTGGTTCGTGGTCTATGGCTATGAAGGTGGACCCCACAAAAGGAGGGCTTAGTCGTGAGCGCAACCCATCTTGCCCGTCTTCTGGACGAGCGCAACCAACTGGATGACCGCTACATCCACCTGATGAACTTCATCAGTTCGGAACTCTGGGATAAGGTCAACCCGGAAGAGCAGTCCCGGCTATCGCGCCAAGCGAAGCTCATGGATCTGCTGCTGGAGGTTCTGGATGAACGACTGAAGGCATCCAAGGACTAGACTATGGACCCCACCCTGATGCTTAAACTGACGCTGGGGGAGATGACCCGCGCCATCATCGACCTGGAAGATTTGCGGGATAATGCCATCAAGTCCATCTCCGACATCCAGGAACGCATGGAGTCGATCCGCTACGAGATCAAAAGGATCAACCGAGAGGTCCCTCTCTTGAAGCCATAACCCCAACCCATTACCCACCACGCCACCCGCAGGGGTGGCTTTTTTATGTCTTCTTTTCTCTCTTGAGACTGGATCTCTCCCTTAGAAGCCTCTTCTCTTCCAGGCGCATCTCTCTTAGCCTAGTGGCGGTCTCAAGACGTTCCTGGTCACTCATCCCGAAGGCATTGGCCCCATTGTCATGCTTGCCCTTCGACAAGAGTTCCGCCAATCCACTGGGTCCCTGCCGGTATGCCTCCAGGGCCTCATCCAACCGCTGCCCATGGAGCCAGTGGTGCCGGATCACATACGGGTTGACCCAGATCAACCCCCAGCTTCGTGTTTTCCCACCCCGCCTGATCAACCCCTGGTCTGCCAAACCCGTCAACGCCTCCCACAAAACCTGGGGGTGATACCGCTCCCGCAAATCCGTGTCCCTCAACCTGACAGTCTGGCACCCACGGGGCATGGCCTTCACCAAATAGGCAAACACTGCCTGGCATACCCCTCCCCTGACCGTAAACGCCAACTCTGGGTTCAACTCCCACATCTACCACCCCCGATCTTCACTTACGAATTTTAACATAAGCAAGTTTCCTTATCTTTCAAGATTTCGCGGCCGTAAGTCCTTTAGAATTTCAAAACATACCCCCATATTACTTAAATGGAATTCTTTTCAAACCCGCACCACCACTACTAAAACACTTAGCGAGTTCCTGGACGGTATAAGGCCTTTCTTTTCCCCTGGCGTTTTGTGTCTCCCGACACCCACTCCACCTCCTCCGACAACACCATGCCCCTCCCTGGGCAATACCTGGCTGCCGAGCGTAAACTCAGCAAGTGAATGGGTTCTGAAAACGCCCCGCTTTTGGGGAGAGGGTATCCCTAGCACCCCCCGCCTAGTGTTCGTGGTCCCATCCCCCCCGGGTTTGTGTTTATAACCCCGGCCAAGCCCGGAAGATCCTGCCTACCTCGGCTTGCTAGGTGGGTCGGTCTTGCCTGGATCTCCCGGCAGATACTGCCTGGTCTAGCTGCGCCTGGGCAGAATATACCTTGAGTGTATTGCGCTAAGGTTTTTTAATACGATGGGGCGCAATGGGCAAAAAGGGTATCCCCCACTACACCCATTGTGCATCCTTTGCCTTATGCCCTACACATTATGCCCACCACGCAGGGAATGGTTTCTTACTCAATTGATCTACTGTGTAAAGAGTATTCTTACTAATCAGATAAGAAGGGTCATGCATGTTCTACACTGTAGATCCAATCTATATTCCATTTCGGTTGTATTCCATTACCTCTTTAATGGATGTCATGCAACCCAATGTTCCAACATGCATGTTATGACATTCATCCATTGGCCTATGCATGTTCAAACATATAATGTTGCAACTTCTGGTCACCCCCCCTGATAGGGCCAGGCAACTATTGCCTAGTATCTACAAAAGAAAAGCGTAAATAGACATGGTGAAATGATATATCAACGCGAATGAAGATTGGATGTAACAACATTCAAAAATGGGCTAGAACCGCATGAATACTGGAAACCTGCCGTTTTATTGTTCGAGGGTAGTTATGGCCCAGCGTGCCTATCGCGTGTCCTAGGGCATCCTAGGCCCATTCCCGGGGCATCCTGGTTTCGTTTTCTACCCTAGCTGGATTACCTGGATCTCCAGGCAAATATTGCCTAGTTTTGGGCTATAGGGAAAACACTAATAGATGATAGACATTCGGCACACTGGGCCTATAATGTGCTTAGGCGATCCAGCCTGTCGGAGGTACTACCATGACCCACCACTATAAAATCCATACTATCCAATGGCTTAAATGTATGACTTTAGAAGAGTTAGAACTTGGCCTATTGCTAGGCCTAATTGCCATCCTAGTGACCATTTCCTTTGGGAGGTAACAATCATGCCTAGAATCGCTAACACGTCCTCTAGGGCCATCCCAGCCGCAGCGATGGCTATGGATTCTTCCCTTTACGCCTATCAAATTCATATCCAATTTGAACTGGCCTACCGTCAAGCTCTAGCCTCATTTGATGCCGATACTACATATCGAACCATTGACGCAATGCTGAATAAGCAGCTTCGTTTAATCGCCAAATCAGCCCGGAATATCTCCCTGTATGGGGATGACATGCCTATGTCAATCCTCGCTATCAACGTCCTTAGTTCATATGCCATGGGAGGAAAATAAAATGTGCAAAGAATGCCTTATCAAACTACTGGAACAGTTTGCTTCTGATAAAGCTATCGAATTCCCGTATATCCACAGAGAAAAGGTTAATTACGTATTTTCTCCCATCGTTATTGATGCATTCTGGGAATTTGTGGAATTCACTGGTTTCGATTGGGCTTCTGGGATCATCAATCCTTATCTCAACGCTCTGGCAATGGAATATCCCCATCCATCCGAAAAATTCCCTGGAGCCATTGCCTATACCCGGAATGCTGAATATGGAGCATTAGATAGGCATGTATCCTGTAAACCTGGGGGATATTTAGCGAGGGTTTTCCCCGCTATGCCGGGGCATATGATTGAGAAATTGGTCTGCTCATATAATAAAACAGAATCTGAATATAAGATCCTTACAAATATAGACGATATTGTTAATGCTATGTTTGATTGTGCCGATACTTGCAGGTCCTGTATGACTAAACATAATGCCCATGGGTGGGACACTATGACCCATCCGTATCGCGTTTATAATCCAAAATTTGGATGGAATATGGTTATCCGAACGGAGAAGGGAATCCCTTATTCCCGTGTCCTAGTAAATGATAAAAAATATGTCCGTATCTATGGCACGCCTACCGATTCAACGCAATACAGTAGGCCAGATGACCCAGCCACTAGGCAATGGCTACAGGACAATGGTTATACTCGCGTTGACGGTTGGGATGGATTAAAAGTTGATAAGATTCGTTATAATGGCTCTTTGCTAGGCCCATATATGGATGGTTATAATATTCGTGGGACAGTGGGCGATGATTGTATCTTTATCTCAAATGCAAGCGATAATTGTTCATTTTGCAGAACGGACGGAATACTGGATTATGAGGATCATGAGGGGCAGATACAGGACAGATATGGATATTGGATTAATGAGAACGAATCATTACAATTAGACGATGGAACGTATATCAGAGAAGAGGAAGCATCATACCTGGATCGGTATGATGCATACTATGCTACCTGTGACACTGTAGTTACTAGATACCCTGGGGCGTTATATGACCGGGAACTACAGTCGGACTGTATATGTGTCTATGTGTCTGGTATTGGTCATATCTATGTATACCATACCCATTGTTATTACGATGATAATATTGGGCTCTATAAAATGATGGAAGATATCTATAGGGATAATCCCCGGCTTGCATATCAGCTTGGGCATGGAGAATCATATAATAGTTTGATGCCTACACTTAATGATCGGGTCGTTATGCATGATGACCAAATGTATGAATGTTATAATGAGAGCCAACCTGTAAATGTCATGGGAACCGTATACGGTATTATTGACGACAATATCTTTAGGGTCAGATGGGATACTGGCGTGACAGCTAGATTTAATCGGTTGAATAACACTGTCTTGAGGGTAACCAATATCGACAGTATCCCAGTGACTGAAGTCGACTAAATAGCCTAAACCAAACCAAACCAAACCAAACCAAACCACACTAAACCGGAGATAAACCAATGAATGCTAGAATTAATGACGCCAATGAATCATCCCCCAGGATAATCGCTAAAGCGATTGAAGACCGCTACCCGGGGATCAACGATGAACCGGTCCTGTGGCTCACGCTGAGAACCAAGCGTCCCCATGGGGGGAATGGGATCCAGACTGTTATGGATGTACTCCAGGGCCTAGGGGAAAGCGTAAAGGCTAGATCCATATCCCGCGATTTGGAGGGTAATTTATGGATTGACACTAGGACCAATCCAGAGGATCAATCCACGATGTTTCAAGCTCACCTAGATACGGTTGAAACCGAAGATGGTTCTATTGATATATATATGGGACTGGACGGGATTGTAAATACAGATGGATCCACTGTATTAGGGGCAGATGATGGGGCAGGTATTGGCCTACTGGGATGCATGATTGAGGCAAACATCCCAGCGTTATACCTGTTCTCCCAGAATGAGGAAAAAGGTGGATCGGGGGGAAAATACGCCGCTACAAAAATGAAGCATATGATTAAAGGTGTTAAAAGGTGCATTGCTTTTGATCGCAAAGGTACAAAAGACATTTGCGGAGAGCAATTTTGTGGTACTTTGGCATCCAAAGCTTTCGTTAGTGAGCTTTCTAGCCGACTAGACATGGGACATACCTGGGACTGCGGGACCTATACAGATAACTCTGAATTCCAAGGGCAGATTCAAGAAATAGTGAATATATCAATTGGCTATGCTAGTAACCATGGACCCAAGGAAACATTGGATTATGGATACTACAGCGAATTAAGGGATAAATGCATTAAACTAGATTGGGAGTCACTACCTTGTGAAGGTCCTGATACATCCTCTGATTATAATGGCCTATCAACCTATGGTTATACCTGGGAGAAGAAAGACTGGTATTATCCTAAATCGGCTCCCAGTCATGACTATTCGTATCAGGGTATTTGCAAAATTGCTGATACTACCATTTCAGTAATTGATACGGAATTAGCTGAACTAGTGGACATCCTGGGACTAGATCCCAGTGGATTTGAATCTGATATGATCCTGGATTCACTGACCCGCGCTAGGGAAGATGGAATTAAAGAAGGGAAGCGTATCGGTTACCGTAATTTGAGGAATGATCGTAAATCCCGACCCCTGTATTGATTACAGACTAATACTGCGATTCGGCCCTGGGGATGTTCTCTGGGGCCGAATCATGTACGTGCCTAGGATCGGTTCTAGGATGGCCTAGGATCGGTTCTAGGATGGCCTAGGATCGGTTCCAGGATGGCCTAGGGTAGCTGGGGGATCCCAGTCTAGGCCCTGGGAGATTCGGCTAGTCCTAGGGCATTCTAGGCCCTGCCGGAGAAGCTCATTCTAGGCCCTGCCCTAACTCTGGGATGCCCTAGGATGCCCTAGTGCTAGTCTGCCCTGCCCATTGCCCTAGTGAATCCATTCGGCATGCCCTGGGGCAAATTGGCATAACTGGAATGGAATATAGGACGAGAGTTAGAATGTGGCAGATTTGGCCTAGGCATATTGACAATGGGTCGATTCGACCTATCTTGAACGTGCCGATAGTGCCGATAGGCACATCCGGCAGCCCACCCGGGCAGATTTGGCCCATAGGTAAATAGTGCCGCCTGGTTTTGGGGCTGGGCAGATTCTGCCGGGAACTCTGGGCAGATTCTGCCGGTCGGCACGTTCGACTCGGCAAAATCGACTCGGCAGATTCTGCCTGGCTCCGGGCGGATTTCCCCGGATCGTCGGGCGGGGCGGGGGCGGGGTCAGCCCCGGGGGCACCCGGGCGGCATATGGACCGGCCCAGGACCGGCACTCGTTTATGCGTACGTACGGCGCGATTGCCGCGAATTTCACCCTATGGGGGCGGGGCGGGGGCCTGGATGCG